GGTTGTTCCCGTCAAACCAGTAGGACCCGTCAATCCCATTGGTCCTGTAGGACCGGTTGTTCCCGTCAAACCAGTAGGACCCGTCAAACCAGTAGGACCCGTCAAACCAGTAGGACCCGTTGGTCCTGTAAGTCCAGTCGCTCCTGTTGCGCCCGCGCCAGTTGAACCTTGAGGACCAGTAAAACCTATAGGACCTCTAGGTCCAGTAGATCCAGTAGTTCCTTGTGGCCCAGTTGGTCCAGTAGTTCCTTGTAATCCGATTGATCCCGAAACTCCTTGCGGTCCGGTATAACCTATTGGTCCTGTAGGCCCTTCTAAACCAATAGGACCTGAAGGTCCTGTAGAACCTTGTACTCCAGTTTCACCTTGAGATCCACTTGCTCCTGTAGGACCAGTTCCCCCTCTTAATCCAGTAGTTCCTTGTGGTCCGGTTGGTCCTGTAATACCTTGAATTCCTATAGATCCTGATGGTCCTGTAGCGCCTGTCACTCCAGCACCAGTAAATCCTATAGAACCTTGCAGACCTGTAGGACCTGTAGATCCGATAAGTCCTATTGGACCTGTAGCTCCTGTTACGCCAGCGCCAGTTGAACCTTGAGGACCAGTAGGACCTGTTGCTCCGATAACTCCAGTAGCACCAGTAGCACCACGAACTCCACCTAATCCTTGTGGACCTGTAGGTCCTGTTGTTCCTTGTAATCCAGTAGGTCCAATCGGACCTGTAGGTCCTAATGGACCAGTAGCACCAGTTACACCAGCACCCGTTTCACCTTGAGGACCAGTAAACCCACTAGGTCCTAATGGTCCACTTGGCCCAGTTGCCCCTGTTACGCCCGCGCCAGTTGAACCTTGAGGACCTGTAGGTCCTAATGGACCAGTAGCACCAGTTACACCAGCACCTGTTACACCTTGAGGTCCTGTAATACCTTGGGGTCCTGTTGCTCCAGTTGGTCCATAATATTTTTCTACACTACGTGATGATATTCCTGCTGATGCTTTACTTTGAGGAAAAGTATTGAGTCGAGGATGATTAACACCTTGGATGTTTATATTCATTTTATGGATTTTTAAAATCTGGTGCTGGACCTAAACCTACAGCTTTCCAAAATGGTTCCCAAAATTTATACCAACGTTCCCAAGATTTAACACGTTCGGTTGGAGGTTGATCTTCGATGATTAACCTAATTAATTTACAAACTTCAGATATAGCTAAGAATGCGGCATCTGTCATAATTCCCTATTCTAGAAATCCCCAAATTTGAGCACTAACACCACTAGTATCACTTTGAACAAAAACGTACATTAAAGATCCTAAAACAATACCCAATCGTTGAAGAGTATCTTTAGGTAAAATCGTAACATCATATTCTACCCATTCACTAGAAGCGGGTGTACCGGTTATACTAAAAGCTAATCGTACTTTAACATTACCAATAGTCCTATTACAAAAATTTATAGAAAAACTTGCAGTTTTGCCTGTAGGAACTTGGTATAGTTCAATACTTGTTCCAGTACTTGTGATATTTGTTGAGTTATAAAAAGCAGCCATTAGAATATATTCCTTAAACTTGCAAAATAATACGGTTTTAACTGTGATGCTTGGAGATCATATTGTCTAAAAACTTCCGCAATGAAAGCGGCAGAAGCCACATTAGTAAACTTATTGGTTGTTTCATCCCATACCATTAAATCACCATCATTTACCGGATCTTCAAGAGCAAATAAATCACTTGCGATAGATATATTATTGGCTCTATCAGCAATAAGATTTGTTTTTTGACGCCAAACATCAAAAGTATCTGTAACTAAAACTGGTAATAGTACGGCCATATTAATATTTAGCTCCCCCAAATACCATAGTTTTATTTTCAATTAAACCTAATTTAGATTTAATTAATTCTAATTCTTGTTCCAGAGTATCTACCCTTTGTTTTAAACTTTTTGCCCGCTCACTATGTATTTTAGCTTGTTGAAAAGAACTAGAATCGGTATTAATTATCCCATGTGAACGCATATCACGGTGTAAATTACTCGATCCTTCAATTGGTATGGTCGTCATGTTGGTGTATTCTGCCTATCATATGCGGTTAACTCATCATCCTTAGTATTATCATTACCCATCCGTTTTACAAGATCTTTTTGTCTTTTATTCTTATCCACCACTATTCGTTTATCTCTTATGATAAACTTAGGAGAATTCTGCCGGAATGACGATGTATTATCATCGTTCCCATATTCTGCCATGGTGTCCGGAGCCGCCAGTTCTTCTAACACAAATTCTTTAAATCCTATCATATTATGTCCCCAATGCAATACCAACGAAGTCTGTTAATAAAGGTACTTGAGTAGGATCGGTTGATTTTAACACTATCTTAATGGAGAATGTAGTAAAATCTCCAATTTGTTCTGCTGTATAATTATATTCCTTAAAATCATAAGGTGTTTGGGCCGATGCACTTTCACTTGTATCATCCAACGTCATTAAGGTATATCTTAATGTATCGAATACCTCACTACTATCCGGTCTTAATACTCTATAATATACGTCAATGTCGGCAACAGACGGTTTCATAGCGGTAACATTAATTCTTAATGTATTTGCAGGATCTTTTAAAGTCAACCGTCTTGTAATGTATTTTGTTGCTGTATATCCACCGGTTGCGGCGGTTTCGGCTTTATAATGTGTTAATGGACTTAACGTAACTACTTTAGCACCCGTTTCGGCTAAACTAGTTTGGTTTGGATCAGTATGCTCTATGGCAACTTCTGTTCCAACAGGACCAGTAGCTCCCATAGTTATAGAAGAATTCAAAACTTTAAAATAATATGGTCCGGTTGTAGCATTGGCACCTGCTCCAGTTCCAGCAACAGAAATATAGGTATCCGCTTCGAACACAGTTAAATCTGTACCAGTTTCACCAGCCAGAATCATATTCCAATTATTAGGACCAGTTGGTCCCACAAACGTAACGGCCACATCTACCAATTTATTTTCTAAAAAGTCATCAAATCCTTCAATATTTCTTGCTTGTGTAGGACTATCCACTCTATTACCAATCACCGTCGCCGCAATTCGTTGAGTATCTATTACAGGCGAAATATTATCCAAAGTTGTGGTTAATAATGCCTTTAAGATAAAAGATTTTTCATCAAAAGCATCTGTTCCAGATAACATATTTTCTTCATTAACAGGACTAGCAATCAATCTAGGCTTTAAAAATGGTATATTTTCATTTACAACTATAGCCGAAAAATCATCATCTTTGTCATATATTGTTGCCGAACCATCAACTCCAACACTTGATGTTGTTTTTATTCCCCAATCAATTTGTGTATTACTAAAAATCATATCCTGAACTAACAAATATAATAAATCCATTTGATGATTGTAAGACGCTATAACACCATTAGGACCAACATCTCCACTAGATGAGGCGGCCGACGCGGTACTAACATCTATAATATATGAATCTAATTCCGCACTTTGGATCACATATTCACCGTAAGCATATCCATCACTTAATATCACACCATCGGTAATTTTATTAGCATTAATTCCATTATATGTATTTCCAGAACCGCCATTAGCTATACATTCGGCTTCAGATAATCCGATTTTTACATAAGAACCAGTAGGCATCCCATGATCCGGATGTTTAACTCTAATCAACTTAGTACCTTTACTTGTAGTGAATGGCAAAGATCTTAATGTTTCTGTACCTAATACCGGATTAGTAAAATAAACGGTTGCACCAGTAGGATTTGTATCAAATACACATCTGTATATGGTAAATTTAATATCTTCAAATTGTTCTGCTGTCCACGTACTAGCATTTTGTGATTTGAACATTGACCCGGCATATGGTTGTTGACTAATAATCCTATCGCTATTAATCATCTTTTCACCAAGACGACTAACAAATATTTCGTACATATTTGAATTGGATAAAACTACAAAAGCGTATTCGGCATTATTTTGTAAATATACCGGACTCGAAAATTCAAATGTTGTAGCTGATGCCGCATCATCCGAAATATTAACAGCATCCGGTGTTAATGTTACTTCAGAGAAAGGAACAATCTTTTGTGAAGGGTATCCATTTATTACTTCCCGTATTTGTACTGTGACGGGTATTGTTGGATCTTTTGTGTTGAAATAAAGATACATCTTACTTAAGAATACACCACCTGGTTTATCGGCAATTAAAAATGTTTGAGCAAGAGGATCTACCCACCGTATGATATCTACTGATTCAGAAATAGTTTCTAAATTTACGAATGACGTTCTTTCGTTTTGGCTAGTAATGATCCTAGAATCGGAAACAGAAACTCTTTCAAAACTAGGTTCTATTACTGAGGTGATAGTATTTTGTTTGCTCTCTAATACCCCAGATGCCACATACATGGTATCAGCAAAACTTGTGGCATTCGGACTATTAAATTCATCGTCCGTTAATCTAAACAATTTGCGCCCAGTTTTAAATGCTATAGAACCGGATGATTGAGGAATTAAAAACCAACCAGATAAACTACCAATACCGTCAGTTATTAATACTCGATTAGCCGATTGTAAATCTACTTCTGGGCCGGGTAATGCTGAATTATTCGGAACCACAACATCAACCGGTTTACAATGATCTTTTACCGAAATTCCATCAAAATATGGATAAAATTTCGTATTAGGTTTTAATCTTTTTGCTTTAAATTTTATATAACGGCTACGGATATAAGGAACTATGCTCAAATTTACAATACGATTATCTACCACAGTTCTAACGACCTGAGGAACTGCGGTTGTTCTGATACCCAGTCTAGATTGTCTGGTAGATGTTGTAGCTACCGTCCTAGTAGCTTCCGTTACTGTGGTTCTAGTAGTATTTGTAATTTCGTCCAAACCTCTAACGGAAACCGTAACACTTCTAGGATCACTTCTACTTACTGTGGAACTTTCGGATACTCCACTCCAATCCGTTCGCCATTCATCCCATATAGTTCCGATAACTCTATTTGCGCGATCTAAAAATACCACATTATCATAAGCTGAAGAATCGTTAATTAAAATATCAGGACGAACTTCGGTATCTTTCCATGTATCTGTAGCAGGATCTAATGTTACCGAACCCACCCAAGAATAAATAGCATATGGATTAACATTTTCTATACGTGAAGCGTATGGTTGTACTATAAATTCACCTTCAGTGTATTTACAAGTCAATAAAGTATTTTCAGGTTTAATGGTTTTATATTCGAAATTTGCACTGTTTAAAGTGTTAAATTCTAAACTTACCGAATCCGAAAAATATGTTGGTCTAGCATATCCTTGAGCCGCATCGATAGCAACTTTATAATCGGAATTAAAAACATCTCCAATATTATGTCCGGTAAATGGATCTACAACAAATCCATTTTTAAATCTATCTAACCCAGTTGAAGAATCTATAATTTTTAAATCCTTTGTTTCTTTTTCTAATAGATTTAAATTGGTATAATACTCAACATTTTCAATCCGTTTCTCTAATTTACCAATATCTCTCATTGTATAACGTTTATTTTCAACAAACTTAACCTTTAAATCTTTATCAGAAAATGTATAAGGATTTAATGTGATTACGTATAATAACATTCCATCTTTTGGATCTGCCGGTGCAGATGGTGAATTAGAACTCGTACCTTTAATTACTTTAAAATAGCCCTTGTAATCAAGATAAATTTTATCTATTCTTGATAGGTAATAACTAAAATCGAACATTATATCCGCATTAGCTTTTAATGGATCACCAGATGAAGAATATGAAGTTCCGGCATCAACCATTCTAGGACGAAAATCAAAACAATCTCTTAGGTTATAAACTTGATTATTTGCTAAGGATGTATAATTTGGAATATTAGCATACCAAGTTGTAGTACTACCATTAAAATTAGTATATGAATTTACGGAGAAATAATCACCATTTGAGCTATGTGTAAAATATTCAAAAGTAATAGTAAATCCTGTCGCATCTGTAGAATTAGGTTCGTCATCTTTTAAGGAAATACTTCCCAATCCATAATGAGTATCTCTTTGTCCATCATCTAATTTATAACGAGAGGTGATGTTGGCTACGTTAGACGTTTCAATAACACTTACCAATCTATAAATATCAGCTTTACCTAAGGAAACATATGTTGGATTCGGATCACCGCTATTTGTAACAACAACGCTCCCAGTTACTAATGTTTTTGATTTTTCTTCGGCTATCTGTTTTTGAACGGTAGCCGATAAACGTACTGCTCCAGCTTGTGTTGGAGTAAATGAAAATGTGGCATTTGCATTTGTAAATGCTGGAGAACATGAAGCTAAATCTTCAATAACATTAGATCCTGTTCCACCCGCAAAATTAGTTGCCATATAATCCGCATTATTAAACGATGTAAAAACTTCATCCGCGTTCGCATTAAAAGCAATAGGACCAGTACCACCAGCGGTTGTTGTAAAATAACGTCTTATCGGATATGTTGTAGCCACCTCATCAGCAGATGTTCTAATACTTTTTACTATACTCTGAGGTAAAGGATAAATTAAAATATTACTCGCCGTTTCAAATAATTTTGTACGCTTAACTATAATACCGGTATTAACTGTAGATACATTTACAGGTATATTTACAGGATTATTTACTTTTCCGGTAATTGGACGAGTTAACATCTTACTTGAACCGGAACTCCAACTAACTACTTTTTCTTGACTTGTAGCATCAGTTAAAGTACCTTCTACTGCAAATGTACCAATTGGATTTCTTATTTGTAATTCGGATAAAATATTTCCGGTACATCCTGGAGTTCCCGCAAAATAATATGAATGAGCATTATCTATAGTTTTTCCGGAATTAAACTGAACATCAAAAACATACATCTTATATATTGGATATGTGGGTGTTGTTGCGCCATTTGTTATTGTTCCAGTATAATATTCCGTTTCTCTAAGTCTAGCCGAACCTATTAATGAACCCGCGCTATTACCATTTGAAGTTATCGCACCATCATATAATAAAAGTTTTGGTAAATCATCAAATGGAGGAAGAGTAAATACTCTATCTACCAAAATATAATTACCCATCGAACCTCTAGTAATGGCGTTTACTTCTTGGTGTGAATCTCTTGCTTTATCCACCGCAACATATTTTGTTACCAATGTCTCAATTTCATAGCCTTTTACGTAAGCTTTACTCGGCATTAAACCAAATGCAATTTTTGACTCATCTCCACCTTCTGCTTCAGTATAAACCCCATTATTAGATCCCGAATTAAAATGTTCTCTAACATTTAACCCAAATGGTCTAATGCTATAATCACCAGATTCATCGCTCGTCCGTCTAGCTAATGTATCTTCAATTATTGAATAATCGGTTTTATCTACAAATAATTCTTTAATTCCGTCACGTAACCTCAATAATTCAACAAAAGTTGAATCATCTTCCGAATCAACATCCCGCATAGCTAATACTAATTCTATTTTATACCGATGAGCGCCAGGTGCAGCATAATTTGGTGATCCTGCGGCGTTATCATTTAATGTAGCATCATCTTCTGGTGTTACAAGGGTCTCAACAATTTCTAATCCAACTTTAACTGTAGGTGTATTATTATACTTTTCTAAAACTATAGATTGGCTATCTACACGAACCAAATAACCATTAATGTAATATACTCCCTGTTGGATATTTGCGGCTGAAGCTTTTCCAGTAGCATCAGTCGCTACGGTTGTTGCTACGGTTATTCCATCTAAAATAATCCCCTCACCATTAGAAAAAGTTTTTGTAGTGTAATTTGTACCAGAACTCAAATACTTTACATATAATGTGGTAGGATCTGTTCCTATGGTCTCTATGACACGTAAAACTTGAGCTTCAACACCGCTTGTTGCTCCTATTATAATAATTTTTTCGCCAAGATTAATAATTGATTCTGGATTTAAAGCTTCTAAATATCCGTCACTTATACTACCGTATAACTTAACATATTCATAACCAGGATCAAAAGTAATTTGTCCAGGAATAACCATAGCACCATTTTTGAATAAATGGTCGCTAACTCTCGATACTTGATTCTGTAATATTGCCGAAAGATTATTCAACTCTCTGGCTTGAACGGCAACACCCGGACGAAATAAAGGTTTATAAAATTTATTTACTTCGGAGAAATCATCAAAATACGGACTTACATTAAAATTAATTGGCATTATTTGTATACCTACAGATGATATTTATAAAGGATAATATTAAAATTCAACAACCAACCGCAACACATGTATTCCCATTTAAAATACTGCAAATAAAGCCTTTATGATGCGGTAGTCTTCCTTTAGCTACCGACGACATATTACCATTACTGAGAACATGAATACGACAAAACTTAGCCATGTTGGTAATATTTTCAGTATGGCCGTCTGGGAATGTTACCGAATAATTTTTTGTCCAGGATATTTTACCAATTCTATCCTCTGACATTCTTCGTTTTGTTTCTTCTTTCATTGGTTTACCTTTTAAAGCATTGATAAACCCATTAGCATATCGGTTAATAACCATATTTTGTAATTTTTTCTTGGTATCTTCGGAATGGATTTTTCCTACTCTATATGTGTTACCTTTGTTGGCTACCGATATCTTCGTTTTCGTTTCATTCGTATGATGGCGACCAAACATGGGATTCAATTCACCAGACCTTAGTTTACCTCGCCACCGATTATTTTGAGACATTTTCTGCCTCGTTTCGTGGGAACATTTCCACCCGCCCTTTGATCCTCCTGGTTTTGTATTGTAGCCGTTTTCTTGTGTGTTATATTCTTTGATAAATTGTGGTTCCAAAACATTTAACGCATAATTACCATCATAGGAAGTTGCTATCGCAACACACTTAAACCGTTCTACTCCATATTTACGAATAGCCGCATGTAGGCGATAATGAGAATTTCGTTTAGTTGCCGCGTATACATGCGTTGCCCAGCGATGCTCAAGAGTTTTTGAAGTAAAACCAATATAGTTTTTACCATTAACCAAATTAGTAATCTTGTAAATTATGAATTCGGCCATATAATTAAATACTCACATTTCTATTATACATTTTATGTCCTCTAGTTGATCCGACGCTCTGGTTATTGCACGTCTATTCTCAACATATAGGATATAACCACTATTTGGTTGTAAATCTGGAAAAACTATATTTCCTACAGAATATACGCTAGTATTATCCGGAATTATATCCCAATCAGGATGCACAATAGCTACTTTATCACCAGAAACTACCGAATTTGATACTATCCTTCGTTGTTGACCTTCTCCCGTTCCATCAACAATACGAATAGAATAACCAGCATATTCATTTACTCCAGCGGGATCCGAAAGACTTAAGATGATTTGATCGGAATTTCCACCTAAAGCCGTTCCATTAAAAATCTCAACTTTTCCCGTTTTTGAATCGCTTTCATTTTCAATAATTTCATCTGGCATAAATGTGCCGATAACATTAACTAATCGTAAAATATTAGTATCATTATCAAAATCTAAAACATCACCAATAGCCGAACTAGATGCTCCTATAATTACTTCATCCGTCTCGAAAGGATCCCCACTATGTTCCGTTAAACATAAAGAATGGGTTTGTATATGTGTGGTGGCTGAAGCTATAACACTCGATCCATATAATTTAGGATTTAAAACAATTCCTATTTTTCTAAAATCATTCGTAACGTTAAATCCTCCTTCATTATAAGCAAATTGAACATCCATCAATACAAAATATCCACCTAATTCAGACACAGCATCGGAACCATGTCCATTTGGAGGAGGTATAACCGCTCTTAATTCCGATCCACCAGAAATAACACAAGTAGCTGTAGCGGTTCCGAAATCAAAAGATACTGTTGGTATATCAACATATTCACTTCCACCATCAGTTACAGTAACTAAAGTAACTACACCATTTAAAATAGTAGCGGTGGCTTTCGCGCCGGAGCCAGATCCACCAGAAAAAATAACACCAGGAGCACTATTATATCCCGAACCACCATTTGTAATAATAACCGATGTAACTTCACCTTCCTGTGCCGTTACTACTGCATTAGTATATGAAGCCCCTCTATCCGTAATCTGTAATGAAGTTATTACACCGTTTTTAATAGTTGCTTCTACTGTAGCATTTGAACCATTACCTGTAATTGTTATATCTGGTGGAGTATTATATCCGTATCCACCATTTTCAATTAGAATGACATCTATAGAACCATCAACAGCAGATTGTTGAACATCAAATTGTTTGCTACCATCCGAAACAATTAACGCTTTTACAGGAATCCAAAAATCGGTTAAAAATTTTTGTGCATCAGCAGAACCTACGGTAAACATAAATTTCCATTGATATTTGTCTACTGTAGTAATAATATTTGTTGAGGTTCCGGTCGGTTGCACAAATGATGGACCCCCATAGTTATTAGACAAACATTTATAAACACCCAAATCACTTGTGAAAACGTAAAATGGTTTTAATCCTAAAGTTGGATCAAATAAATCTATAGAATCATCATATGGTTGATAAACAACTCCCATTTTCCAATCATATCTAGGTATTACCAAACTGCAATTCGATATGCTTAATCTTTTTAGGTGAAAAATTTCCGACCAATCATTAATGTGACTTAATACTGTATCTTTTGGAAAATCGGGAGCATCTTCGTCATCCCAAGGTGAAGTTTTTCCAATGAAAAAATACACATTGTTATCGGTTAAGTTATCACCAATACCGGCTATAAATTTTTGAGCCGCGTAAATTCGAAATTTGTTGGTTACTATAGCAGCCATATAATGTATTTATGGTAGAGATATACCCCTAGCAATCATAACCACTTTTAAATATAAATACGCTTGGGTGTATTCGATATCGGATAAATCTCGATTGTAAACTAACACATATGCTACATTTCCATCTAAAAAATTTCCGACATCTAAAACATTACTGTTAATATATTCGATAACATTTATACCACCGTAATAACCTGTACCAAAAGCCCTTTCTCCAAAATAATTTGTGTCAGTATTAACTATTTGACTAGAAAAATATCTAAATCCCCAAAGTGTTTTTCCAAAAATAGAACGATTAAAATAACTATTATTTGTATACGGCGGAACAAATCCTTTATTTCCTATAATCCATCCGCTTGAATTATTTACTATAGGAGTTCCATCAACATCAACACCATATTGCCCAGTAACTTTTAATGTCCTATTTACATCACCAGTAAGAGTATTCGCATTATATCGCAAACATGCCGTAAACCATGTTTGAGGAATGATAGTTCCATTTGGGGTACTTACCAATAAATCATTTCTTATTCCGTTATTTTTTTGAGATCGAAATATTAATGCTCCATTTGTATCAACACTTATACTATAACCAGAAACGGTAGTATTACCAGTAACATCTATACATCCAATAAAATCATTTATGGAATTTAAATTATTTACCTTTGCGATTATCACTACCGTTTGTTTTAATGGATTAACAGGAACAGTTAAACATGTAGCCATTTGGTCTACTCCATTAAATAATAATCCGGTAGATGAAAATGATGGATCGGAGGTTTCAATATTTGAAGTTCTACCTATTACACCGTGGTGCTTATCATTAACCGATTGTATATCCCACAATCTTTGTCTATCCGATAAATTTAAAATACAATCATATTCAGTAAGGAGTTCAAGTGTTGGAACATTATTGGGTATCTTAATTATCTTTACATACGGATCAGCAACATGATTTCTTTTGGTTTCAGGTTCTAATGTTACGGTTTCAATTGTTGTGGTACCATACAAATCCATAGATGTGTTAGCTGGTTGGTATGGTTCGTAATAATAATCATCATTAGGAGAAACGTAATCAAGGTCACGCCCGGCAAATATTGTTTTAAGATTTGAAAATGTAGTAGGATCTTGAAATTCCTCGATATCTCCAGCATTTACATGATATCTTTGACGGAAATGTTCATATGGAGCATAATAAAATTTATTCCGTTCAAGATTTTTGTATGTTGGATCTATCATGAAGTGAGATTCTATATCAACTTCACCGAATACAATAGTACCGGCGGGATGTAATAATTTCTTTACAATATCCCTATATGTATTAATAGAATTTCCTGTTTTTAAAACATACGAAAAATCTTGCCAATAATAACTATCCTGTAATCTTTTATCGTTTGATAGGAAACTATCAGTACCAACCCATCTACCAGGAAAAGTACCTAAAGCTCCTATACCTAATGTTATTTCGGCATTACCATTTCCTATATTTGTTACATCCGCTGTTGCAGACGTATAATCTAAACCAAAATCTTTGATGGCGATTTTCTTTATTTGACCTAAAGCAATACTATAATGCGAATCGATTGTAGGTAATATAGACCAATCCTCATTAACCGTAAATTTATTGGTCTCCATATCAAATGATATGATACGTTTGGTTTCACCAATTCCAGGACCATCAATGATAGAAATATTCATACCAACATAATAATTTTCATCTTTAGGAGGATCTATCGTAATTGTGGGTGGACCGGTATATGAAGAACCTGGATTTGTAACGATAATTCTTTCGACTTTACCTAACAAATTGAGAACTGCTACTGCTGTTCCATTTCCAGTAACAGTAACATCCGGTGTAGAAGTATAACTATACCCCTGCGATAAAACTCTAATTTTGTCTATCGAATCTGATTCAGCAAGAGCCGTATGTAAAATAGCCACAGCCGTAGCGGTAAATGAAGTTACGGTTATAGTTGGAGATGTATATGTTATAGGCGGACCTATATCATCTACAGCACTATTCTCGGAAGAAATTACTCTACCAATTATTGTACCACCAACAGATTCGATTGATATTAAAGCATTAGAACCATCACCATCAACGATAATTAAATCATTTGCGGAATATCCGGTACCCGGATTAACTATAGTAGCCTCGGATACTATTCCATATATGCTTTCTTGTATAATATTGTTATTATCCAAATAAACATTAATTAATTCACCAGGAATAAATGTACCCAATACACTAGATAACGTTAATTCGGATACTAAGTTTGCTCCAATATTAAATCGTATAACACTTTCAATGTGGGCATGTGCCCCAGACTCTACGCCTCTTAATTCTCTTGATACAAAAGCCGAAGTATCATGAATAGTTGTTACTCGTATAACCTTTTGAGTATCCCATTTACCATCCGATGGTCGTAAAAGATCTTTTTTAGGATAATAAAACTCCACATTTTCATTATATAATATTCGGAAAAGAAATTTATAACTTTTTTCAGAACCTCTAGCCCGGTAGAAATCTTTAATATGTTTGACCAACAATCTTTTATCAGCTAAAACGGATATTGGTATATTAACTAAAAATTCTTTTCGGAAATGGTCAACAAATTCATCTAATGTTAAATCCACATCACGGTAGGTAATAAGATTTTTTATACCAGTATACGCATTTCCGGTTAATTCCAACCATTCATAATAAGCTTCGAGAAAAGCTATAAATGTAGGATAATTTTCTTTTATAAAATCAGGTAATTGTTGATTTATAAAAGGCGAAATAGATCGTTCTGGGATTCTTAGCATTTACATTATACCGAATTTGTTTGCATATTTACGGTTACATCATTTGTTTCTAAAGTTATGATATCATTTCTAAGAGGAATAATATCATTTACCGTTGGTGTAGCAGATACTTTAATTTCTAAAGATCCATCATAAATGCTATCTGGTATAAATTCTACCAAAGTAACTTCACCAGTATCATAATTTACAGTTCCGGCATTAGATTTTACTATGACTATGCTTGTCCCAACTCGTTTATATACACGTAAAGTACCTAAACCATCATCATCAATTTGGAATAAATCTCCGCTTTCATATGCTTGTGTATACGTCGGATCGCTGGTAACAACAAACTTAGAACTGGATATCGTACTAGGTTTTATAGCGTTATTATAATTTATAGCAACGTCTTGAAATATTCCTAAAATAGGAGTAAACCGTTTTTGTATTTTAAGATTTGTTAAATTATTTAGGATACTATTTTCGCATTCATCAATTTCTCTGGATAATCGACTATACCTAAAAGTATTTTCAAATTTGTTTATTTCAGTTAAAGCAAAATCGTTTATTACGGTAATTACCAAATTCTTCAATTGGTTAGATGTAAGCGTAGTTAATTGTGGATTATATTTTATTAAAGATGTTATTTCAAGGAAAATATAAGAAGGATCTATTATCTCAGGTATAACCGTTACAACATTTTTTGATTTTAAGATATCAGAAATAATGGCAGCCTTTGTAACTTCTGTTATAACATAACCACTTGCTGGTTTTAATGATATAAACACTTTGCCATAAATTGGTGGATCATTATTTTCTCCACCCCATACCGATAACGAATCTATATTAGGATAATCTCTCTGAAGGATTGTTTTATAATCGGATGCGGTAACAGCCCGATTTTGTGCCTCATAATTTTTAGGAGCAGAAAATCTAACACTTTCAATATCTTCTCTGTCCGAACCACCATACGCCGCTGTTACAGTCGTTACCGTAACATCCGAATATCCGCCAGCAGCGGTAACACACTCAAATGTTGATGCTTTATTTGGTGTATCTTTATTACCGGTTATGTATTCTATAATTATTATATTATTGTCAACCAGAGATTTACCTATAAAACCATCACCAAAATAAACCTCATATTTACTATCTTCGGTTTCCTGTAAAAAGAAGACCAAAGAACCTCCACTCAATTCATTTACATCATCAGCCAATTCATAAACTTCTGTAAATGAATTGGCTGAACTCGCTTGAACTCTTACGGTAATAGTTGAAGTATCTACATTAGCATTAGGTATAACATATTTCAAATCGGTATTGGATAAATCTACCACATATCTGTGTGTATACCCAATTCCTTCTTTCAAAATAACATCGGTTGCGTTGTATTTAGTATTAATTATATCCAAATCTAAAGTATAGGTTCGATCGGTAACAAACGTATATGTAGTTCCATCTAAGATACTTGAAAATTTGGTAAATTTCTCAATAGTGATTTTTGCAGGTGGATTACTAGTTGGAATAATTTCTAAATCAACAACAGCCGTAGCAGATACACAACTTCTAGGAACATAATTTAGTTGTTTTGCTATTGACACAATGGAATTTCTTAGATCCGCGCTGTCTAAAAATTGTTCATTGGCCACCATATTGAGATAATATGCTAGATATTGGGTATTATACGATAAAATATCTAATAATATAGATAATCCTGATCCTTCAAAATCGTAATCGGTAAAAGTGCTTTGTGATTTTAGGAATTCTTTAAGACTAGCTTTTATTCCATCAAAATCTAAATCGGTAATTTGGAACTTTTTATTTGGATTTGCCATTATCTTAACCGTTCTAATATTAGTGGTAATGATATAGGTTCGGGTCTATTGTTTATAGAAAAAACTATCAACGCATTATAAGCATTTTGGTCTGAATTAGCTGATACTGTTACACCTATAACACTAACTCTAGGTTCGAAATTATTTAGTACCTCTTCAATAGATTTTTTAATCCTAATAGCCGTTAACTGTTCGATGTTTTCAAATAACATTGCCGTTACATCACAACCAATCTCCGGATGCATTGGTCGTTCATAGTGTTTAGTAAACACTAAAGCTTTAACGGATTCTATGATAGATCTGGTATCTAGGTGTCTAGCTACATCTCCAGTAATTGGATGCCGAGTGAAAGCTAAATTTAGATCTTTAAATTGGCGTGTTATTGGCATTATTAATATTTATATGTTAAAAAAGGATATTTAAACATGCTCAACCATAACTAATTCAGGATTAAAATAAACTAAATCCGATAATATGACATTACCTAAAATTTGGATTACATCATTAGCTCCGCTTGGAGCACTAGCTATCAACAACATACCACCCGGAGTTGTAGTATCTAACACTAATAATGATCCTAATGTAACCCAACTCCAAGTACTATGATGAGCAAAACCTTGTATTAAAAAAGTACCCGGATTATTTTCTGTTATACTAGCATCCGCTACCATAGCCCAACAACCCGCTGTAGCAAGAGCATCAGCATCCCCTAGTTCCATTTTACCATCGGATCCCATATAACATACATCTCCAAAAGTTAATGCGGCGCCAGCGGTAAGAATGCATGTTAACCCTGATACCGTATGATCCACACTTAAAGCAGCATCTAATAATCCCGCAGAACCAGTTGGTCCTGTAGGACCGGTAGCTCCAACCCCACTAGGTCCAGTTAATCCCGTTGGTCCTGTTGGTCCTGTCGCACCAACCCCACTAGGTCCAGTTAATCCCGTTGGTCCTGTTGGTCCTGTCGCACCAACCCCACTAGGTCCAGTTAATCCCGTTGGTCCAGTAGGACCTTCTGGTCCTGTTAATCCCGTTGGTCCTGTTGGTCCAGTAGTTCCTTGTGGTCCTGTTGGTCCTGTCGCACCAACCCCACTAGGTCCAGTTAATCCCGTTGGTCCAGTAGGACCTTCTGGTCCTGTTAATCCCGTTGGTCCCGTTGGTCCTGTTGGTCCGGTAGTTCCTTGAATTCCCGTTAGTCCTGTTAGTCCTGTTGGTCCAGTAGGTCCAGTAGGACCTTCTGGTCCTGTTAATCCCGTTGGTCCTGTTGGTCCAGTAGTTCCTTGAATTCCCGTTAGTCCTGTTGGTCCAGTAGGTCCAGTAGGACCTTCTGGTCCTGTAGGACCGGTAGTTCCAATACCACTAGGTCCGGTTGGTCCTGTAGGACCGGTAGTTCCAATACCACTAGGTCCTATTAGTCCTGTTGGTCCAGTAGGACCTGTTGGTCCGGTTGCTCCATCTCCAGTACCACCTCCACCTAAAGGATGCCAATAAGATGTTTCTGTATCCGGCGATTTGTTTTCATTATCATCAATACAAACGTATGTTGATCCATCCAAAACCACCACATCATTTACAACATACTCTACTGAATAAGACCAATCATGTTTCCATACCATTCTTCCACCAGAACCAAAAATATAATCTGAAGAAGCGCTAACGGCACCTAAACCATCAATTAAAACATCTTCGCTAATTTGTATCGTTGGCATATTATTTCTTTGGAGTCTCCGGAACATCTGGGGTAGTTAATATAGACGGTATTATAGGTGGTATAGCAGGTAAAGACACTAAAGCAGTTACCGCAAACTTCGTCGCTATAATTTCAAAATTTCCTGCCGTTTGAAATTTTATACCAGTAGCGGCTTCATAAGTTAATTTTCCGCCTATTTTCAAATCTGTATTTCCTCTAACATAAGATTTAGAATCACCTTTAACTATTTCATGTGAATCTCCTTCTACATAAGATTTAGAATTTCCCCATACTGTTTGGTTCACATCACCCGTTACTTGTTGATATACACTTCCACCAACAGATAGATTAACATTACCATCTACTTGTATATTTAATCGTCCACCAACCAACAAATCTTTATCAGCACCAACAGTTTCTTGTGAAGTATTTTGTATATGGATATGGTCGTCATGCATTATGACCTTATAATTATCTCTAACGACCACAGTTACTTTATTTCCAGCCGAATCAATTTCTTCAAAAGTACCAGATCTATTCCAATCAGCAGTTCTTTCGGCACCTGGAGTATCATCAACTTCCGTTATATGTCCACTTTCACTTTCTTCAACGTGATTATAAGGATATTTTGTATTGTATGTTGTTTCGGGTTCATCCCAAGTTCCACCAAAAGCGATTGGAACCAATTTATCCCTATTATCTTTTTTAATTTGGACTATAGTATTAGCTGTATTTTCATTTCTAGCCAATCTATTTGTATCGGGTTCTTGTAAAGTACAACCTAATGGATGTGCAACTCTAGGAAATGAGTATGCTTGAGTTTCTGGAGTTAATGTAACGCCGGTACCTTTTTTATATGATCTACTTCTATTTTTTCTCGGAGCAGTAGCAAGGGTTTCATCTAATCCTGTAGTATCTCTAGGATCATTAAATCCTTTAGTCTTATTTGCAGCATCTTCAGGAATACCACCCAATGTACCCATTATAACAGGTTCCTGACATGCATTACCATCTCTAAAAAAACCTATTACCCAAGTACCTGGAACAGGACCAATTGGTGTAGACCCTATACCATTCATAGCAGCACTTGTAATAGGTTGCATCACATGTGCCCAAGGCAGATCTTCTGTTGGAATTGAAACTTTACTTTCGGTATGTAATCCAAGAACTCTTACACGAACTCTACCTAATTTTAAGGGATCTTGTCTATCTTCTACAACCCCTTGGAACCAATAGAACCCATCAAAGCCCATGAAATTAGATACAACCATATACAATTATTTATCTAGGACTTATACACTCTCTAGAGTACCTGGTCCCCTCTAAATGAATACATTTATATTATAGCAGTTTAAAGAGTGTTTGTCAAGCATTTGCCAAAATATATTTTCATATCTTTATGGGAACGGAGAAAAAACTGAATCTTTAAACAATTCCATATGATTCGTATAATCCGTGCTTTTTACGTGATGCCTTAGACTAGCGATTATATATTTACCAGAAAAATACTTCTCTTCACGTGGTTTGATTTCACCTTCGTATATCGGTTCTGGAGATGGTAAATATATTCGGACTATTTCACCAACAGTCCTATTACTATCACCCGGGGTTATCATTTTTAATTTTAAATTATGTATTTGCTCCAATTGTGAAGCGCGTTGTAATAACCATTGGTCCGCATGATTTTCAAATTGTTGTCCGACCCTAGAAGGATACATTTTTATTTTAGCGTTTGGATTTATTAAAGATCCTTCTTGATCTGAAATAAAGGTAAATCCGCTTTTTTTTCTTTCTATATCTTGTTTCGTAGCCGGTTCAACGTGTTTAAATTTCTCCCAAGTTTTCTTGTAGTCAAACTCAGTGGTGAACGCTTTTTTACGATCTATGCTATGAATTAATAGTCTGCTCCCATACTCCCCACGCTCTAAATTCTTCAATATATCAATGGGGTCCGCGAACTCATAAGATTGAATCCCTCGGAAATCTTGGGGTAAATCTCGCAACATGTGCGAAGCGTCACTATCGTATGGTAAACGCACGTTTGCCACTTGATATACATAAGTCATTATTGGTCCGGATACATCCATCAATTTCGATAGAGAACAAAAATTGAATCCATTCCTATTTTCAAAATAAATATAATTCGATCCTTCATACGCTACAGAATTAGCTCTTGCTGCTAACCAATTTATAGCTCTAATTGGGTTCCAATTAGGAATAACTATATGGTGTAAATACTTTGTTGGTTCGACGATTTGCACATATGGATTTTCTAAATAATTATAGTGTATATCCTCAAATATAGATGATATTAATTTTCCTTTATAACTTTTGCTTACTCGGGTATTAAAATCCTTAAAATGTATTTCTGAGGTAAAATGTATAACGTAAGTCTGAGATCTTTCGGCGGATAATTTTGCATCCGAAACTTTATATACCCTAAACTCTTTTAAGTATGGATTTTTTCTATTTGGAGATTGGAATTCTATTAATATCTTTTCGAATCCGAAAATAGGAATATTTCGAATTAGGTTTGAAGAATCGCCCACAACAATATTACCATAAACCGTATTATTGAATAGGTCTTCGTGGATATTAATTTCAGCCGTTACATGACGTAACTCCACAACCGCACCGGTTTTGGATGTTATCTGGACACGGTGAATCAATACATCTCTTGCATATGTATTATTGATTTCCATTATTCACTTAATCCACTTAAAAGTTTATCTATTTCTTCCTCTATTTGACCTAGGTAAACTTTTTCCAACAATTTGATTGTTCTTTTAGATTCATTAACACCATTATAATAATCGTAGCAATTTACGGCTAATCTTTCATTATCGGCTAAATCATCATATGTGGTAAAATCGATATAATTACCATACAAATCTTCATAGTGATGGATAAGTTGAGTCGAAGCTTCTACCGAACCATATATACTTTTAATAAAGGCTATAAAATTATTATATGACATCAACCAATCAAAATATGGATCAGTAACATCATTACACATCATTACAATCCAATAATATTTGGTAGATCCGTAATACTTATGAGCAATAGTTTCAGGAGAATCTCCATCTTCTAATATCCATTGATCGTAGACATATAAGTTATTTTTAACGAGATTCCGAATCTTTACGCGATGTACTATATTGGTTAAAAGATAAAATATTCCAGATCCATCTACATCAAATTCTTTTAATGGAAATTTTGAAAAATAGCCAGTCATTAGTAACCTTCTTCGATCCGTTTACGAGTCATTATTTCAACTTCTGTAAACTTTAATCCTAAAGTTAGAATAGTTGGAGCACCTCTAAGGTCACCATTAGCAGCATACGTTGTTCTAAAAGGAACATATGCTCTATTAGGTGTGTAATTTACCGAAATATTGGTAAGTACGCATGTGGATATTTTATTCACATAGTTATTTTCTTCTCCAGCAACGTAAAACACGATATCAAATTCAGCCGGATAAATCCAAAATCTTCCTATACCTGAAGTATTTAATTCTGGAGTGGCATAATATTTGAAGGTTTTTATAATTTCTCTAACTTCATTAGATTCTTCTGGAGAATCGGGCATAAATTTCCACTCGAAGGAAAATGATCTAAAATCCGGAGCTTCAAATATTACTTCACGGTGAGGATTAAATGCGATCCGACCCTGTAAAAAAGCGGCTTCGGCTGCCTTATTTGCTCCATGATAACCTAAAATATTACTAATACCAGTTAATGTGTCATTTATGAGAGAATGTGCGGCCGTTCCTACTATTTCCCTTAGGTCTAAACCAGGTGCACTACCTTCCTTCGCAGTTGTTAGCTGCATCAAATCTCCGATTAATTTTAATTGTTCGGATTTCCAGTTTTGACTATATAATGCTTGTATAGAAGGAGGCATGTACAGAGCTATCATTTTATTGATTCGTGTGGTTTGCCTGGAGGTATTACCTCTTTGGGCGAGCGTATTATTAGCTCTAGCAATATTAGAATTAACTCTCGATAAATCCGATCCTACCAAACCAGCCGCATTATTAAATTTTCTAAAATTGGTTAATGATTGACCCTCTTTAGGGGAAAACATTTGCGCCATTTCCATATATTCGGTAATTAACGAATTCGTTTCATTAACGAAAAAACATACATAATGATTTACTTCAGGAGATCCCAAATTCGAAGGATACCGTAAATTTTCATATTCAGAACTACTCAAAGGATTAGTGGGTATAACACTATTAAGAGCATCTCTATTACTAGTTCCATAAGAACTATTGGCCGTTGGTTTTAAGGCACCTACGGCATTGGCCATATTTTCTTTTAGATCAAAACTCGAAACTTTTTTAAAAGCTGCCTGACCCGCGTTTTTAATGTTATCTAATAATCCCATATAACTATATTTATATGGCTTATTCAGGAAGATTCAAACCAAAAGATTCTCAAAAATATAGAGGAGATCCAACTAATATCATATTTCGTTCTCTTTGGGAAAGAAACGTAATGATGAAATTTGACGCCGATCCAAATGTATTAATTTGGAGTTCAGAAGAATTTGTTGTATGGTATAATTCCCCTCTAGATGGTAGAAACCATAGATATTTCCCAGATTTTTGGTTAAAATATAAAAAGAAAAATGGGGAAATAGTAACGTATCTTGTTGAGGTTAAACCAATTAATCAGATAAATCCTCCTAAAATACCCAAAAGAAAAACAAAAAATTTCTATGAGAGTTGTCGGAGATATGCAGTAAATAAAGCTAAATGGAAAGCCACAGAAATCCTTTGCGAAAAACAAGGTTGGGAATTTAAACTCTTAACGGAGAAAGATATTCTTCCAGGTCGACGCTAAATATTAGTGTGCAAGTATATCGAGATAAAACAGGTAAATTCGTTTCAAAAACTGCTGCTGGCGCTATTGAATCCGCCATTCGGGTAGTAAGAGATATTTTAGGTAAATACCGAAAAGTTCCGACTGTAGTTGAAGAATTAATTCCAAAACCTAAAGTTCCAGGTAAGTCTGAAGTTCCTCTTCAACCTAAATTACCTAAATTACCGGCAGTTAAATTACCACCAATTCCGAAACCAACAACAAGATTTTATGAATCTGGTCGAAAAGTTTATCCTGTTATTCCTAAAATATTCACGGCAGCCAGATTAGCTGAATGGGAATTAAAAGATCCTAGAAAACCTAGAGAAGCTATGAATTGGTTAAGACGTATTATTAGGGAATTAGCAGCAAAACCATATGAAAGAGAATTGCTAAAAGAAGCGAGTTTACGGAACGAAAATATAACCGAAAGACAAGGTCCTAAGTTAACACCTAAAGACCTAATGCACCGAACAACGAAAACTAGCGTTGTTCAAATAGGTAGTCTTTATTTATTTGATTACGATCCAAAATGGAAAAAGAAATTACCTTATTATGATATATTCCCCCTAGTATTTCCTATTGAGTATTATCCGGATGGGTTCTTAGGGTTAAATCTTCATTATTTGAATCTTGTAGAACGTATATTCTTATTTAGGAATTTATTAGATTTCGCTAATAATACAAAATATGATTATTCTACAAGATTACTCCTAGCTTATAGATTATTAAAAGGAGTAGCTAAATATAAGGAACATACTCCTTGTATTAAACGGTATCTAGCAGACCATGTGAGGTCGAATTTCCTTAAGGTTAGACCGCAAGATTGGGAAACAGCCGTATTCTTACCTGTTGAGCGATTTATAAAGAAATCGAAAAGCTTTGTGTGGGCCGAATCAACAAAAAAGCATGGAGGAAGGACTAGATGAGTAGCATCTTACAATTTCAGGGGCAAGTAACTAAAGCTCTAGGTTTTGCAAAACCCAACCGATATCGCGTCATTGTTGATTTGTTTAAAATCATAAACGGTAGCAATACTGGATTCCCATTTCGCGCCTTAAAAGTTAATGATATGAGAAATTCGGAGAGATTAGCATTTTTCTGTGAAGCGGCTACATTTCCTCAAAAAATGTTTGAAGTAGATGCTGTACAGCATCTTGGGCCTCCTAGAATTGGTGTTGGGGGAAGTGCAAGGTTTGATCGTTTTTCATTGAGATTTTATGTTGGACGCGATATGATGGAAAAGAAAATATTCGATGCTTGGTTATATGCTATAGAACATCCGGTTACCAACGAACAGAATTTTTTAAAAGAATATTCCACATCAATAACTATTGAACAATATGATGACTTATCTTTATCTCCAGGTATGATACCTGGTGCTGGAAAAATAAATGATGTAATTTCAAAAACAACCAATACTGTTAATAGAGTATTGGGATATGCGTCTGATATAGTTAATTGGATACCAGGTAGAGTGGGATCAACATTATCGGGCATGACAAATACTGATACGTGGTTTTATGTAAAACCTACATATACTATTGAGTTATATGATGCTTTTCCAACATTTATTAATCCGATGGATTTAAGTTACGGAATTCAAGATAGATTCCATCGCGTACAAGTTAATTTCGCTTTCAGAAAATGGGTTACAAAAGGATTAAAATACGGTGTGGTATCATCAGATGTTAATTTCAATATGGTAGATGGTGATAGGATGGAAGAAACTTTAGATGAAATGATGACGAATTATGCTAATATGCCTGGTTTTTTGGGAGTATAAAAGGAAAATAAAATATGTCTTTGCCAAAAATAGTGGTACCAACTTATGAGTTGATTTTACCATCGAAAAAAGAAAAAATACAATTTAGACCGTTCTTAGTGAAAGAAGAAAAGATCCTTCTTATGGCTGCGGAAAGTAAAGATTCATCCGAAATGATAAGAGCCATGAGACAAATTATAAAGAACTGTTTGTTAAATGAAAAATTGGATATAGATAAATTACCGCTTTTTGATTTGGAATACATTTTCTTACAATTAAGATCCAAGTCCGTTGGAGAAGTTTTAGAAACGAGATTTGTTTGTAAAAATATTGTGGATGCTAAAGAGTGTGGTAATAGCGAAAAGGTTCTTATACCTTTAGATAAAGTTCAAGTAGAATTTCCAAAACAGGATTATTCTCTTATTAAATTATCTGCTACAATGGCACTTAAGTTAAAATATCCAACATTTGAAATTTTAGAATTATTGGCCAAATCAACCGGTAATAAATACGATGATATATTTGCATCTATAGGTCAATGTATTGATTGTGTTGTGGATGGAGAAGAAGTTTACACCACATTTACTGATGAAGAATTAAATGAATTCCTCGAAAGTATGCCGAAAAATAAATTTGAATTGATTGAAAAATTCTTAGATAATCTTCCTAAAATAAAGATAGAAATTCCATTTCTTTGCAGAAAATGTGGATATAAAGAAACTTTGGTATTAGAGGACCTTCAAAGTTTTTTCGACTAGTGTTTGGTCATGATACGTTGAGTAATTTTTATTTGACAAATTTTGCCATGGTACAACACCATAAGTATAGTTTGCATGAATTAGAGGATATGATGCCTTGGGAAAGAGTGATTTATATTGAATTATTGAATCAGTACCTAAAAGATAAAGAAGAACGAGAAAAGAAAAGGCAGGAGAGGGGTTTCTAAATGAAATTTACTAAGTATGGACCTAATGGAGAAATCTTAGAAAAAGGCCCAGACGGTAGATATTTACCGAGTACTCCAAAACCACCTACAAAACCTGAAGAAAAAATGTCATTAGAAGATCAAATGCTCGCGATGAGTTATACACCTACTCCAACAGGAAGCGATGGTCGTCCAACAAAAGAAGGAATTATAGCTCACGCTAAAAAGGTGGACGATTTACAAAGGAGAATTGTAGAGAGAGATAAAATATCCGCGGCTGAAAAAAAAGCGGCTGAAAAAAAAGCTGAAATAGATAAGGCCCGTGTTAAATCGGAACTTCCTAAACCAGCGGAACCTTTAAAACCTTCTGTGGTGAAACCGGCGGAATCAGTAAAAGAAAAAACGGATAGTTTTGCGGCTAAGTTGAAAAAAGAAGGAAAAGAAAGAACCGAACGAATAAAAGCGGATTTTTCAGAAAAAAAAGGAGAAGGTTTATTTTCTCTTTCCAGATTAGATTTTGTACCTAAAAAGGATAAAGAACCTAAAGCGGCTCCGAAATCCGAAGAACCTGAAGCGGCTCCAAAATCCGAAGAACCTAAAGTAGCACCAAAACCAGAAGAACCTAAAGCGGCTCCGAAACCAGAAAAACCGAAGAAAACTCCAAAACCAAAAGAACCTAAAGAAGCTCCAAAAAGAGTTAAAAAAGTTAAAGAACCTATAAGTGAACCAGCAATTATAGAAAAACCGAAGAAAACTCGAAAACCTAAAGAACCAAAATTAGCCGGGTTTGATGCCAAATCATCTATAGGTAATGATCCAATACCTGAAACAAAAGAAGCACCTAAAGAAGAAAAAGCAGCAAAAGAAAATATAGCCAACAGAATATTTGGTAGATTAAAAAGTAAAGCAAAGGGATTTTTTGAAGGTGGTAAAAAAGTTGTAGAAAATACCGAAGAATCTCCAGAATTACAAGATACACAAACAGATGTTCCGAAACCCGATTTAGATGTTGAAAAACAACCTTTAGGTATGTTTGGTCAAACAACAATATATCATGCAAATAAGCCTGAAGAGGAAGAACCACCTAAAAAGAAACGTAGAAAGAAAAAAGGCGAAGTTGACGAAGAACCTACAGTAAAATCACAATCTACTGATCCTAAGTCTGGATGGGATTCGGAAGAAAATACTAGTATTTTTGGAGGATCTTCAAAACGGTTCTATAGAAAAGTAAAATTATCCAGAAAAGAAAAAAAAGATATAAATTCTGGAACAAATGAAATCGAAGATAGCGGAAAAACATCAAAATCGGATCCAGCACCTAAAAGTCTCGCAGGTATATTAAACAAGCATACTAAACTTTTGACGGTAATAGCTGCGGGCGTTAAGAAAATGTCTGGGATAAAATCCAAAGATATAGATTATGAAGGCAAACTTACTGATAAATTAAAAGGTAAAACGGAAAGAGTTGTTGGTGAAAAAAGGAAAAAAGATAAAAATGGAATCTTTGATGATGATTTTCTTAAAAAATTAACAAGTAATAATCCGTTTGTTAATTTACCAATTGAGATGGCTAAATGGGGGTTAAGTTTTATTAGTTCATTAGGAGCTATGATGGCTCTTAAACTTACGGCATTTGCAGTGGCCCTTGCGGCAGCATACGATTTATATAAAGGATTTAAAGAAGGTTATGATGATATTGATACTCAAAAACAAACTTTAAATCCATCTTTTGATACAGAAACCCAAAAAACGATGGGTGGTTTCGTTGGTATGGCCAAGACTACTGGACGTTGGCTAGATAAAGTTAATGATAAAATTTTTGGTAAAAAGCGCCAAGGCGAACTTACATTTGAAGATATAGGTGCTTCATCTTCAACTAATGTCTTAAATCGGTTCGGTGAGGCAATGCATGATGTTGCTAATAATCCAATTGTACCAATGGTAGAAAATAATCCTGAAAATCAAGCTATAATTAAAGCAATATCCGAACAACAAAAACTAGCGAGAGAAACGGGAATACCAACAAAACCTGAGGATGTAATTAAACCACCAACTCCTCCCCCTTCTAATGAAGCAATAAGATACCAACGTCAGGAAGCTTTAGAAAAATGGAAAAAAATTAGACAACCTATTATAGCACCAATACCACCATCTGATAGTAAAACAACATCTAATGTAGAAAGAGAAAAAGGACAACGGGGAGATCCTGTAGGAAAAGATCTTCTAACCATGGCTAGAATTTCGGAAACTGGTCCCAAGACAGGTAGTGCCGCAGATATTAAAGCTTATGGTAAGAATAATAAAGATGGAGAAGGATATTCATATGGAGCATATCAATTTCATTCATTATATGGATTAAAAGAATTCTTACCTTTTCTCAAACAAAAATATCCAAAATTTGCAAAAATTCTTTACGATGCTGGTGGTATCCCTGCCGCACAAAAAAATTCGCCTAAATTTGTTGCAGCATGGGAAGCATTAGCAAATAATAAGGAATTTCATAAAGCGCAGGATGAAGGAATATTAGAATTATATGGCAAACCAGTTTTCTCTTTAGTAAAGAGCCAAACCGGTTTAGATTTTTCAAAAAAATCATTGAAAATTCAATCCGGAATTGCATCAATGGCTATTAATAAGGGCAATCAAGGCGCAGCCAATATAATTAAAAGCACATTTTCAGGCGCAAATCAACAAGTGGTTGATAGTATGTCTGATAAAGAATTAGCAAATAGAATAGCTTCTTCTAGGGCATTGGATCTTGAAGGCAGTAAAAATAGAGGTGACCAAGGATTATGGAATAGAATAGAAAATGAAAAAATAAGTATGGGAGGTGACCCCGGACAAAGAATTTTTAAAAACGACGAAGGTATAACTGTGCCTAGTCCTAAACCTACAGTTGAACTAGCAAAAATTGAATCTCCTCAAACAGGTAAACAACTCTACACCGCTTCAGTTAATGTTGAAGAACAAAGAAATGCACCACAACCTCAACAACCGGTTGTGGTGCAAACTAGCCAACAAAACACTAGTGTACAAAATAATACTATGATTACTCCGGCTAATCCTAGAGGAACCGAATCAACTCATGAGCAAATTATGCGTAAGGCCTTCGGCGGTGGTTTTTAAGCTTTAGCCAAATTCTCGAAATAAGATAGATCATCACCTTCCCCTGTAGCCCAAGGTAGTTCATCACTATCCTTTTCAGACTCAGGTTCTGACTCTTTTTCTAATTTCTTTGGGGCCTTAACTTTTTTCGGCTTAGATTCAGCCACTTCCAATTCATCTTCAACAGTTTCACTCTTAGCAGAACCATTAACATTACCAACAACCTTTAAGAATCTGGCCTTTAATTCATCATAAGTCTTAAAGTTCTTTTCATCGGTGAACTCACTTAAAGGATATTCTTTCTCCCAAATCTTTTTGATTTCCGCATCCTTACCTTCACACAAAGCGGAAGGATTATCAAACATAGATTTATCATAATTGACATATCCTAATACTTTACCAGCACGAAGCTTAAAGTTTGCGCCATCCCAGAAAGAGAATGGATTAATAGGTTGATCTGTACTATCTTCAGCAGGATTCAAAAGATCATTAATCTTCTCAAAGATTTTTTGTCCAAACTTAAATAGAAAAACTTTACCATTATTTGCAGGTTCTTTAGGATCACTAACTACCAAAATATTACTAACATAGATGAGTTTTCTTTTACGGCCTCTAACAATATCTTGGTTTGCTTTTACTTCAGTATTCCAAAGAACTGTATTTGCTTCACAACTCTTATGTTGCGGTTAAATCGTTTCCATTTAACCTCTTATATTTTCATATAAGGACAGACTATATCACCACCCCTTTAAAGGGTGCTCTGCATTTCGAGAGTACTACTCTCTACTGGTATACCCATAGTCGTTGAACCTTCTCCATAGTTTTTAACTTTAGGAGCTTGGCTGCTGATTATCCAATTTAAAGACTTTTTAAACCTTTCAAGTTCTTCCTTTCGAAACTTAACACCTTGTTTTGTTTTTCTGATTCTATTAAAAACAGCAAATAAAAATATATATCCTTCTTTTTCTACTGCCATCTTTTTCTCAATACAGTTTTGATAATGTTTTTCCAAAGTATATTGGCTTTTTACTTCAATAATCAAATGTAAATGAGGCAAATAAATATCAGGATAATAAGTAGAATTACCGTAAATAAAACTAGGAACATTAGAAATCCCAACTTTAATATCATTGTTATTAAAGTTGAAATCGTTAATAAGAATATCCAATACAAACCATTCATATCCTTGTACCTTTATTTCTTTTCCAAAGAAATTATATGATTTATACCAACTACTTTTTTCCTTAGTTTTCATAATCTTTTCCGAAATCGCTTTTCTTTCAAATTCATCCTTTTTTGACCATTGTAATTTGGTTTTTTCCGAATGAAAATTATTCCCATAACGATTAAGTATTGTTTTTTCTCTTTTTTCTAATAAAGAGACCCAATAAGTTTGTGTTTTTTGGTTTAAGGTTTTTCGTATGTTTAATTTAAAAGATTCTAATTTTTGAGGATCATTAACAAATCTATCCCTAACAGATTTTCTATGTTCTTCCGATTTACAAGCATGAATATCCGAACAATACTTTCCATATCCATCAGAAATACCTTTGAAAGAAACAACTTTATTACATCCATCAAAACGGCAAACATCCTCATTTTCTTCTTTTAAGAACATATCATAATATTCTTTTGATTTTATACCCAATTTTCTCAACCTATTACACAAACCCCTTAACGTAGTAAATTCACTATTATCAACAAGGCATTTAAATATTTTGTTATCCATAAAACTATTTATACCAATACATTTCAGGTTAACTCTATATTATGACTTGTGTGGTGCCTTAACTTAAGGACTTTCCAGCAATTAACAGAGTTTTCATTAAAAATTACTTTTTAATGCCGCTATTAGCTAACGGGGCAAGCTCTACCGCTGAGAGAAGTTAAACAATTCTCAAATAACCATCCAGCGGTACCTTTAAATTGGTGTGTGAAATAACGAATAAATGGAAAATCTTCTCCTTCAGGAGCCATTAAAAAACGAATAACGGCACTACCATTATCGGCTTTATCTCGTTTTAGGGACCAGAAACGGTCATCAGCGAAGTTTGCTTTGGAATTTAAGCCCTCAATACGTTCTTGGAGCTTTTTACGGACATCATCTTTATTTTTCTTTAATTGTGCGAAATCCATATGTACCTTTTATTTTTTTGTATTTTAATTATTCACTAGGTACTCATAATATAATCTATTATACTACATTATAAGCAGGTTGTCAACTTCTTTTTTAATTCCTGCTTAATATTATTTATATCGCATTTTATAAAGGGTCGGTATTTTTGTATCGAATTATACCTTTCTACCCAAATAATATTACCTTTAAAATGTTCGTTATAATGTTTCAAAAATCCAAAAATCTCATCCAATATAATCAACGTTTCTAAAGAAATAACCTTTTGAAAACAATATGTTATAATTAACGGAAACATTTGAAAATCTTTTCCTGAATACTCAAAAAGGCTTTTGAAGGATTTTGCATTGAATCTAATCGATGATAGTAGAATATCAATATCGCGCATAAAATAGTAAGAAATAGCGTCTGCCCGCTTTTTCCAAGCAAGGTAAAGTGCTTCAGAATCAGTATTTAAGAGCAAATCCCCAACCCAAGAAGGTTGATTCTGTGAAATGAAATTAGCTACGAAGAAATCTATTAGCTCAGTCCTAGTAAATTTCTTCGCTAGTTTCTCAAAGAAATACCGGTCTTTACGCTTTTCGAACGAAACTCTGGTAACATTCGTTTTACCGGAGTATTTGAAAAAGTCGTAAGAGGAGTTATCTGAGAAGTGGGCTTTTAACGCAATATAAACTTGAAAGGCTTCAAATGAGGACATTAGGCATCATCTCTCCGAAAAACGATGATAATAAAATTCGTTTAGTCATATAGGTAACTTTGAAGTGGCTTTAATTAAGTTTAATCTTTCCGCATCTAAACGAATTTTATATTTAATTACGGAATTGATAAAAGGAGTAATATCAAGCACGTCTAATCCTCTACATGAGCAAAAGAAAGTAACGGCATCGATATAGTTTAATCTCCTATGTCGGACGATAGTTTCAATTTCAACCGCAAATTTATCAGGAGTCAATTTTATGAACTCCATTGAATTACCTGTAAAAGTAAATAGAAAACTCCATAAGTAACGAGACTAGTAATTCCGATTACAATTAATTTGTCTTTCATATTTTTTATCCTAATAAATTACAACATTCTTCACAATAATATCCCCATTTTCCATCGGGATAAATTTCTTTCAATTTATCATCGATATTGAAATCGTAACCCTCTTTAACTGCACGTATAAATCCGCATCTATCACAATAATCATGTCCATCACATAGAGTCCACATTATATGTACATCGCCTTATTAATTCCTCTGAGATTAAGAAAAGAATCCATAATATTAAATGCTGGGATTTGATTAGAAGGTTCCCAGCCGACCTCCCTCATTTAGGCGCTTGCGGCCATAACAAGTGGCTTAGTATTAATAGCCTTTATTGTTTACGTTTTTCTCGTGGACGTCCCACTAGTCAGTCTTTCTCCGCCCCATTCGATCTTGTCGAATGCCTTACGCCCCCACCAGGGCCCTCAATTATTTTATGTATTAAAAGAAGCTGGCATTACTCTCAAGATAGTTGAAATGGCTGGTAATTAACCGGTATAACCTCCATTCAACATTCCACTCTCTTAGCCACTCGCTCTAAGAACATGAAAAGACTAGTACAATTCCTAATTGAGGACCCTGGTGGAAGCGGCGGGATTCGAACCCGCGTCCAAAATCGCTTCAAACTTCGATTCAGAGTTAAACATCACTCAACGACTAACAATACTATTATATATCATTCCAAACTATTTGTCAAGTACTATTTTTATTAGATTTCCAACTTATAACTTCATCCGAATATAAAGCATATTCTAATAAATGTTGTTCTTCCGGTTCATCCGGATCACAATATGATTGGCACATGCAACAATATAAATCTCCATTACGGACTTTATGTAGACACTCATTCTTACATTTGGTGCATCTATATTTAGGGGGAATAGTTGTTCTTAACATATTCTTCGATTTTTCCTATTATTAAATGTTTTGGACAACAATATTTCCGTTTTTAAGTTTATATGCGGAAGGTAATCCACAGCACGTTAGACTTTGAACTACCTTCCAAATGTCGGGGTAGCAGGTCACGATCCTGCGGCCTCCTGATCCCAAATCAGGCGCTCTTCCAACTGAGCTACACCCCGAAACTTATAAACTCTTTACTAAATTCTATTATAGCATAAACCTATTTAGTTGTCAAGTATCATTTTCAAACCTCATGGAATTATTTGGTGGACCGACGGAGATTTAAACTCCGATTTTCCGGGTGCAAGCCGGTGTTCCTATCAGTTAGAAGATCAGCCCATTAAGTCTTTTGAAGATAATCTTTCAACTCACCGATTCCATCAGGATTTAATTTACCAACTTTTTTAGCCACTCCATCTTTCATATGATGCCATTCTTTACCATCATAATCAATCAGGAATTGATTTTTTTTACTATCCTTATGGTCAAAGGTTACATGTTTATCTTCACCAGTTCGTTTATTACCAAAACCTTGTGTTTTCAGTAAGGAATCTATTTCGGATTCATTACATTCTAATATTATTTGTTGTAAACGTTTCATAAAGGTATTTATACTGCTGAAGTGGTAATCCATCGCCTCGGCGAGTTGCTTCTCCAGAGTTTCGATGCGCTCCACGAAACTCGGTGTGCTCATTTTCCCTCCGCTTCCTCTCTCAGTGTTGCCGTTATGAGTTCACAGACCACCACCGATCCGGCAGGATGCGATCCGTAGGCTTATTCGCGCGTCGTCCGCACTGGTCGCGTGTAGCAAGGCGCGCTGTATCGGGGTCAGGCGCGCGAACAGTTCATCGAATAGTTCCCGCTCCGCGGCGAGTTGCTGCTTCAGGAGGATAATAGTTCTGCTACTCGGTGTGCTCATTTTCCCTCCGCTTCCTCTCTCAGTGTTGCCGTTATGAGTTCACAGACCACCACCGATCCGTGTAGGTACGATCCGTGTAGATGTGCCAGGCGCGCCAACTCCTCATTCGTCGGAGGAACAACGCTTTTACTCATTCTTCCCTCTGCATTACATTCTGGACAATTCATTTTCTTCTCTCATACTATGATTATAACACGTTTAATGAATATGTCAATAAAATTTTTGTAAGGATATCCCATTAGCTATTTGGGCTAAAACATCTCCATGACAAGGTTTTGGATGACACCAACAACCTAAAACTTTACCTTTAAGATGAAATTTAACTAGTTTGATATAATCAGGATCCGAATTTACCATATATCTAAACGCCTTTATAGCATCTAATCTGGTTTCAACTTTATATGGAGTTTTAGAATTTATTAAATGACTATATGGATTTCCCCAAAATGAAGGACGTCCAATATAAACATCATATGGCTGCTTTTGACAATGTACGACCCACATTTTTCTTTTTTCTCCTGGTATAAATGATCCAATCATCACCTATAGTATCTTCTAATTTCAGATGAACAGATTCGAATTTTTCTTTCCAATCTTTAAAAGTTTTATTATGATCGGCAATACCAAATTCCACCCATTGATAATTGTGAACCATTTCGTGGGCTAATACCGTTATAAAAATAATAAATGATGGAAAAATTTGCATAATAGTAAGATTACAAAACCTAATACCGGTTTTGGATGTATTACCCAAACAAGATCCCCAATGGTGTTTAGTGGTTTCTATATAATTTATTTTCTGGAATGGTTTTACTTTTCCATCAAATATTAAATCGTTCAATATACTAAAAGCTCCCCTAGTGGAACTTCTAGAGGGAGAATATGGAGCATCTTTTAATAATAAACTAAAATCTAATACTTTTGATGTAGTCGCCAAATGTATTGAACTCCCAGTAACCAAAAATATCTATGTCTTTTCCCAATCAACATAATCATCCATTTCTGATATTGTTATAGGTACAGCAAACTTATCCACCCAATAATCTATAATTTCCAGTCGTAAATCACAAATAAGATTCTTGTTTACATATAAATTTTCAGCAAAGGAATAAATCCAATTATTATACTCGAACCAATTTAGTACTAAATTTTCATTTAACGGGATGAAATTCACATAATCATCCACACGTATTTTACCATAAAATATGGTAAATCCTCTTTTTACGTGTGGATGATTTGAATTCCAAGTTACCAAACACCTTTTAGTATTATAACGATATTTGCGTTTCGGCTGGCTCTGATTTTTCCAAATCCAATTCCAAAGGCGCTTCAATAGATTCATTTTTTAATTCCTTAGATTGTTTTTTTGCTAATCTTTCCTTTGCTTTCTTTCTAGCTAATCTTTCTTTTGCTCTTTTAGGAAGATTTTTAGGTTTTGGTTTTATCTCTTCAATAACCTTTTCTTTAATGATTGGTTCATCTTCTGGTTCTGGTGAAATAATCAAATGCGGATATTTAGTTTCTTCTACTTTATCTACATTAGAAACCACTTCACGATCTGGTTGTCCCGCAAAATAGTGAGCAATATCAGGAAAAACACGCTTAACATTATAAATTTGTATATTTGGGTATTTTGTTCTGAAACGTCCTTCTATAATATCTACAAGTAATTTCGACTCCTTCATGTATAAACTTTCCAACATGAAAAGTAAAATTTCCTTTTTCTTCTGAATAGGAATTTTTGTATTCTTTACAAAAATATACATTTTCCTGCATTCAGTATAGAGCGACATTTCTCCATATCCTTCAGGTACATCATTCATTCTAAATTCCGGAACAAGAACATCAAATTCAAATTTATCACATAATCCATACACCAAAATATTAGTTAATGCGACACTTTTATTTTGCCATAATGTGAGTTCCAATTCGGATTCAGTTTTGCAGCCGTTTACTCTCTCTAAAATATCAGGTATTGATAATTTCATAATTCTCCTAAAATTCGTTAATATGTTCCATTAAATTTTTCATTCTATATTTAACCAAATATCCGAATATATTTCCTCTATTTGAATTAAATGGTCCATTAAACGCATCTATAATGTTCTTTTGTATTTCCTTTGGTATTTTATCTAAATCGATCAAAGTTTCATTTCTTTTAAATCCTACAAGCATTTGTGTAGTACAAAAAGCTTCTGGTTCCATGTCCACCCATACATCCAACTTATCATTTCTTAATGATGTTTGTCTTTTACCAGAAACCAAACAATCATCCGGACTTAAGAAATTTGGTATACCATCACCAATATCACCACGCATAATATGAATTTTCTTTGTCTTTATAGGATCATCAATTGTTAAAAATGTACGATCCCTAGGTGAATATTGTTGAGTATTCGGATACTTCAATAATTGAAGAAAATCCTTATCCACCGATAATATGATATTCTTCTCAACTAAATGTTGATTTTTCGCAAGAGTTCCTATAATATCGTCTGCTTCCGCACCAGGGACATCCAATACTTGATATGGAAGGTTATCTTCTAATTCGGTAGTAATCTTATTTAACGTATTTAGGATAAATTTCCAATCTAATCCCGAATCTTCTCTCGTCTTTTTCCTATTAGCTTTATAATAAGGAAATATCGTTTTTCTCCAGTACGTTCTATTATCCGCACAAAGTATTAATCTGCCGTATTTATAAGAAAATTTAACATTATAACCACGTAAGGAATTTAACGTCATATGACGTAAAAAATCCTCACTTATAAGATCCTTTTTCTTTTGTTTTATACTTTGGCCAAGCTGTGCAAATAAATTGGATAATAATACCGCACTCAAATCAACAAAAACCATTTTTATCTCATTTCTACTACTATTTAGTGTTCTAGACGCTATTTAAACACTCAATCCTTTGCGCGGGACACGCTCTAAAATCGTTCGTTTTGATTCGTTCGCATCTAACTAGCTTTCATCAAAAAATCGAAATAATCCTTTAAATATATAAGATCTACCTTTTGGACCCATTTTCATACAATTTTCCACCTACGTTTACATTTATCACAATACCAATATGATTTATCCATTGAAGGCGTAATATGTAACCAAGCGTACCAGGAATGTATAGTCCAACACCACCATTTAGCAATATGAATTCTCATTTAGTTATCCTTTTATCAATCTGATAGGAAAATCGGAGTTTGAATCTCTGTCGGTCCATATTGAAAACACCCCTCTTTATAATAAGTATCCAAATGTTTTTGTATGGCTTCAGAAATTGAAATTCCGGATTCTATTGAAGTTGTTCCATAACACGGTTCTCCGATAGACCTTCTATGTAACAACCTAATTAAATCCTGTGATCGGACGAGTCTGTTGACTCCAGAATCAATGGTTATATTATGAAGATTATTTGATATAGTTATCATTTTTCCTTTTGAGAATTGTTTCATTTTTTGATCGAACTCCGAAACTACCACTATATCCATAAGATATCCATAATCCGAAAAAGACCTTACCAAATAAAATTGTTTCGGTTCTTTTACTTCGATTTGTTTAAAATCCGGTTCTTTCCTTTTAAAAATTGGAAAAAATGGAGTGAATATACTACCGAAAAACAACCTTCTATCCATCATTTTGTTATCCTTAATAATATTGTATCCTTATTAATTCTAGGAGAAATATTCTGTTCCTTTTGATTAATCTTATCCATAACATGCCTTAATGCCACTTTACCGAGTCTCATAAATTCAGGAAGAGTGATATTCGGTTTTCTAACTCGCTTACATTTCGAGGTTAAAACATCATAATCTAAAATCTTAGTTCCTCGAACACCAAATCCCTTACTATTCTTTGCATTAAAAACTCCAAGTTTTCTGTACTTAGTGTTAAATATCCAAAGTTGACTTGCTCCCAAAATATTCACAGGATCAATACTTCTAACAGCAAGATTTGTACCTGGAATCTTATACTCGAATAACGGCTTCAATTTCTTGGTAACAATCTCAGGTTTAATCTTTCGCTTTTTCCTAACTATTTTCGGTTCTTCCCTAACAATAGCATCAATTCCGGAAAAAAGATTATCGAAAAATGATTTAAGGTGGATTATTTGATATTTGGATAGAGTACTCATTGTTTCTATACTCTCTTCATCCCGTTCTTCAAATGCCGCATCAATATCATCCCGTTGTCGTTCATAGCGTCGAAGAATGTTGGTTGCCATTTCCTTAGTAATATCAAATTTATTACACAAATCGGCAAAACGTAAAGAAAATGGTGTATTATTTTCTACAAATGTATCCAGCTTTTCATCAATTAACGCCATAATTTTTCTGGCATTATCATTGTAATATGTCCGAACAATTTTAACACCAGGTTTTCTTCCACGTCGAGAAACTTTTTCTTGTGTTTCTGGAACTACCAACAAAAGTTCTTCCGCTCTTTTATAAACTTTATCAATATAAGATTGGTCTAAAAGTGCTCCACGTAGTAACATCCTACATAGAGCGCCATACGTTCTAAAATTTGAATCTGAAATTTTTTCCAATAAATCTAATTTATTTTGCGGATATTCTTGAGTACGCAAATACTCTAACATCCACTTCTTTTTATGTTTATCATCAGAACAAGCATTATACCAACTTAATGCTTGCCCGACTTTATTATCCGTATCCGCGGGATCTATTTCAAAAGACCATATTGGTTCTTGACCATAGCCCCGATGCATTATTCGAGTTCTTTTATGCTTGATTTCCGATTCAGTAAGTTTTCTTCTTGCCATAGGTTTTCAAGTTCTCTATCTCACAATTATAGTATAGCATATTTTAGCATCAAAAACAATTGATAAATATTGGTGATGTTAAAAATATGATTTGAGGATAATATTGTGCCAATTTATGACTATAGTTGTAAAGAATGTAAGAATACCTTTGAAGAACGTCATACGATGTCCGAACGAGAAGTACCATTTAATATACCCTGCCCGAACTGTGGTAAAATGGCTGTTGAACAAATAATGTGTAGTCCCGCTATCTGCGATCCCGTGTTGATTGGAGTTAAAAAAGCACCTGCTGACTTCCAAAAATACGTTCTGGGACGAATAGCCGCATCCGTCCCAGGTAATAAGATCAAAGATAAAATTTTTGCTAGGGATATTTAAGAAGCTTTAACTGCGTCCTTACGCTTTAAAGCCAATTTAAATTTATAATCCACTTTCTTTTTTGGTCCCTTGAATTGGGGAGATTGTGATTCTGTAAATTGGTGCTTCTTTGGTACTGTAAGTTGTGGTCCTTCCAGTCCTTCCTGTGCTTGTGGTACTACATCCTCAATTTTACAATAGGGGCATCTTTTATAACCAGTAACTTTATTACAATTACTACATACTCGCATTGGCATTTTCTTTATCCTCTATAATCACATTTTCTTCTTTAACCTCCTGCTTAAGAGGAGTGTCTTTAGGTTTCTCCTCTTTAGCAGGAGAAAATGCAAAATCGTACTTAATGAAAAATGGTCCGGTAGTACTACTCAAAAATTCTGGAGGAACCGATACAACCTCAGTTTCTCCGTGACAAAATACCGTCCACGTCATAGTAGACCGATCAATAGTCATCTTATCAACCGGTTTTTTGCATTTAAAACAAACTGGTAAATTCATACTTAATGTCCTACACTTATTCCCGTTACCTCCAACGGTAAAGTTGGTTGTTCGTTACTAGTATGCAACACCAATGAAGCCGAAATAACATTATATTCGTAGAATGAACGCCATCCACCCTTATCAATATCATAAGCTGAGATAAGTCCTTCTGGTCTAGGAGTTCCATTACCATTAGGTTTATCTTCTTCCGGAATTAAATCTTCATTAAGAGTACAAACCATAACTCTTTCTTCACCATCCAACTTTGTAAATCGAATGGTTACCTGACCAGCATGTAAAGCGTCCAACAGTTCACTTTTCATTAGAATTCTTCTCCTGTTCCGCATCGAAACAAATTAACACCCAAAACTTCCCAACATTCTCTAATAACTTGAGGCCTATCATCAAACACCGCAAAAACGTTATATTTACCTAAAATGTGATTATCATAAAGCTCACGTTTAACAACCGAATCTCGCCGTTGATCCCCATTCTCTCTCATAAACAATTCATACATATTCGGTACTATACAACACTTATTCTGTAACCATCCCACCGTAGATTCTCTAGCACTTTCTTTTCTACCCGAAAAGAAAAATAACTTCATATCCGGAGAAAAGGTGCCCATTAAAGTGGCTACAGTGGTTAATACATATTGACAAACATCATCATTTTCCACATTATCCGAATACATGCTACGATCTTTAGCTATAGCTAAAGTACCATCCAAATCACAAATAATACAATAAGGTAATGTTGAATCTATAACAGGTTTTACATCATCCTTCTTCAAAAATTGCTTATACATCCCTAAGATAACCTTCGCACCTACAGGTTTTGTTCTATCTTTATCTCGATCTAAACACGTTCTTAAAGGTACGTCAGTAAAAGATTTAACCTCAAATTCATATTCACAGAAATCGGGACGATAATCTCTCGCCTCATTAAACAATTTAACCAATTCTTTAAAACGATCTCCGTGTTTAGGATGTAAATTGGTATCATCGACGATGATATTATAACCTAATTCCATTAACCTAGCGATCATAGAATCTCGCATTTCTACGATACATTTCTCATTATCTTTAGACCACTTACCATAGTCAACCATCTTCCGCAATTCATCCTTATTAACACGTTTATAAGTAGGATCTTTTGCTATCATTTCTTTAGCCCACGTAGATTTTCCACTTGCAGGCAAACCGTAAGTCATTATAAGTTTCTTCATATGCTCTCATTATAGCATCTTTTTATAGAACTTGTCAACTTCCTTTTTAAAATCTCTTATGTGGTTTCCGGGGTTATCTACAAAAACTTGAGTTGATAAATCCTGTTCGCCCGCGATTAATATAACAATTTGTTTTGGTAATAACTCAGTCATTTCATGGTACATAAATGCATATGCGGATGTTTGCATAAAATAGCTTTTTATCCATTCCAATTTCTTAGATCTCTTTGAAGTTTTGAAATCTATAATGGATAATTTACCATCATATTCACCAATTACATCTACGCGGCCAGCTACTTTTAATGTATTAGAAAATAACGTGGTTTCCATCAAATGTATGTTATCGATAAGTTCTAATTTAGGTCGCAAATTTTGAAACATTATCTTGACCATAGGAGGATATTCTTCGATATTATCCAATTTATCCGTTAACAAGTAACTTTCTATAAGGTTATGAAACTTAGTTCCTCTGTCTAAGGCATAATCTCCTTCTTTTTTAGCAGCAACTTCACCTACACGTTTAATCCACTTATCAATACCTTCTTTATTATAATCTTTTAGGACTGTGGTAACACTTGGAAATTTTTTACCATCCGGAGTTTCGTAAAAACGTCCGCATTCATTATAAATTTCTTTTAAAGTTGGTGTTTGTTGGGTACGTATAAAGGATTTAAGCATGAAAATAATTCGGCAGCTATATTATCAATAGTATCTCGTTTAAAATCTATTCCACAGGAACATGACATTTCACCATTTTCACCAAAAAGCTCATGCGAATCACTATGAAAAAGCCATATTAATTTTCTTAATTCTAAATTTTCTGATATGTCCATACTTATGGCCTCTGATCAAACTCAACATGTATATGGGTTTCTTCCAACAACACGTCCCATTGATAACCTAATGAGGATCTTAATCCCGGTACAAACGTCTTGGATAACCAATCCTTAGATACTCCGATAGGTGTGATAGGCAGCCTACAATCAAATGCCAAACCACTATAATGAAATGAATTTGGCATGTGGGTGCCATCTTTCACTGAAGTAACAGTTAGCTCATTGCTAGTCGATTTATAATATCCATCAACTATGAGCATCCCGATTACAGTTTCAGGACGCACATCATGTATATCTACTCCTAGTTTAATTTTCATCTTTATCCTTTAAAGGCGGGACTATAAAGTCCCGCCTATCCCTATCACAAATCTTCAATATAACTCCAGTTTACGGTGTTGGTGGTACTACCGGTTGTACTACTGAATTATCTAAAACTGTTAATGATGCTAAACTATTTCCAAGTTTAACGGTTAAAGCATCAAGTTTTGACTGCAATGTCGGATCAATTTGCCCAGTTAATGCCGCAATTTCTGCCTTTAATGTCGCATAGTCGGCAGCAAGTTCCGGAACAATAACAGCAATAGCATCCACTTTTGCTTGTAAGTCTGCTAAATTAACCCCCATGTCGTTGATCTCCTTTTTTAAAATATTAATAATATCGGGTAAGCTCAACCAAAAATTCAATCCTGTTGGTATTGCAGGTTTACTCATAAACACCTACCTATAAGTATTTATGTTAAAACGTCTTCCAATTTTTCTGTAGCTATTCTATAGAATCCTTCACGAATAGATTTAACTAGACCTTTTCTCATTGAAAATAGAACACCGGAAAATCTTACATGCTTAACCTTAAAAGCAAAATCCTTTTGCAATTCAATAGAAGAATATTGGTTATAAAACTCCTCATACTCAGCAACTAAAATATCAATATTCCGTTCTAATTCTCTCATTTCCTCCAAATACTCCGGAAAATAAGATAATAACTCAGATTTTTCACCAAGCTTAATCAAATCAATCATACGTCTGGTAGAAAAACCATCTTTCATATGATGAATCAAAACATATTTAGGACACTTAACCTTTATACGATTAAACTTATCATCCACTATTACAAATCCCTCTTGCTGTAGAGGATTTAATTTGGAGGCCGCTAAAATAACATTAGATAAATTTCTAACAGAATAAGACCTAACAAAAAGGAATTCATCAAAAATACATTTATCTAAATTTAATTCCTGAAAATTATTATTATTTCTTACTCCTATTAATACCAGAGAATTATCTTTTTGTTCCACGACCACACGGTTAAATGGAGACATAAGCTCAAACATATAGGTACAACATGGGATTAATTTACCGGAACTATATGTTAAATCCATAAAAGTTTTCCAAAATAATTCGGCAAATGTAAAATCGTAATTACCAACATTCCCGCAAGCATTAGGAGAATTACGAGTAGCAACTTGCCACTTATCAGCATAAAAATAAACGATCATTAAAGATCCATCAAACTTTTCTTGAATCCTAGCTGTACTCCAATCAATTTCATAATTGAAATTTTCACCAGCATTACAAAATCTATTAAATGGATATGCAACTACTTCCCAATTTTTGTTGGAATTAAGGATAATACCACGACACTCCATAACTATAGGATGGTTTTTATGGTTTGAAGATTCAATCATATCATAATTAAATTGATATAATTCAGGATAATCCGGATGTTTCTTAGCATATACACCAAGTTCTTCTAAATCTTTTAGAGCATCTTCTATAGGTTTACTCCGAAGAAAATATTGTATATTTAGGTTATTCATAATATTATCCAAATTTTGCTTTCAGGCGAATATATTCTTCTTTATCGTGTTCTTCTCTTCGCCTAATATGTTCAAGGCTTTCTTGATTCTCTCGTTTTTGTTTTTCAATTTCCTTTTTAAGCCTGTCACGTTCGACTTTTTCAATAGTAAAACGCCGCAAATCACCATCTTCTGTATTTAATTGTTCCAACGTAACAATAACTTGTTTATATTCGATTTCTTGGTACAAACAACAAGTACCGTTAACCATCGAATCACCATTGTTACTTATGTCTACTTCATCGATATCCCAACTATAACTACTATAAATCACATCCATTATAATTTTCCCTTTAAATTTAATGGTATCTAGGATATCTCTAGTTTTCAATACATCTTCGAGTGTTATGTTCATAATTCTATTATATCATTTTCCCGAAAGATATTCAAGTATTTTTATTCTTGTTATTAAGTCCAATTTCTTTAAAGTATCATTAGCTTCTTCGGAAGATAAATGTGGTAAATTTCCTCTATCTCTAACATGATTCCATCTAGATACTTCATCTTCATTTAATTCTCTGGGTAATATTTCCGTAACCATTCTAAATTTGTCCTATTGGGATTTATGTTATACCATCCTTTGTCCCAAAGGCCGTACAACATTTCAAAATATTCCTGATACATTAATTTAACCCGATCAATACTATAATTATTAACAGCCCATTCTCGAATTTTTGTTGTATCCAATTTGTGGACATTTTTAGCTGCCCACACATATTGCTCCAAAGTTCTACAACGATATCCAGTTACACCATGAATTACTGTTTCAGGAAATACTCCATGATCGGTGCTAATAACAGGAGTTCCACACATTTGAGCTTCCACATTAACACCACCAAAAGGTTCTAGATAATCTGTAGGAACCAATACCGCCCGAGCTTCGCCCATCATTTTAGCTCTAGCAGGAACATCCAAAAGTCCAACATGATAAATATTTTTTCCTGTGAATGTTAATCCTTCTTCGGATTTAATATAACCATCACCTTGTTCTTTACATCCCTGGCCAGCTAGAAATAATTTCATCCCACTATAATTGGAAATATCAACTGCGGCCTGAATCCCCTTACGTTTAATTAATCTACCAATATAAAGCAAATAATTCTTTTTATTCTCTTTAGGTGTCATCGGAAAATCTAATGGATCAAAATAATTAGGAATCACGGCATCATAATATCTACCGTCAATGATCTTAGCCATACCGTAAACATTATGCATCCAAGCGTATGATTCGAATACACAAAACCTTGAAAATATTCCCGGATATCCTACTCCATATTCAACAACATGGACATCATGCTTCATATTGTTCTTTGAAGTAAATTCCTGTACTTGATCTGCTATTGGTTTATGACATGTTCCACCTATCAAACATAAGAAATCTTTTGCCTGTTTACGTTTATTGATAGCGGCCGCTGCACTATTATTACTAGCAACCCAATAAGGTAAATTTGGATCCCAGTCAATTTTAAATCCTTTTGTTCTCCAATCAGTATCATTAATTAATTCGATTTGTTCATCCCGGCTAATAACGGTAATATGTTCATCACAATCCACAATACTACCATTTGTTCCGTAATGAAAAACAGTATGACCCAAACTCTTCATCATCTTACAGAAATTTAAAACTTTCTGGGTGTAAGCACAAGCGCAAAATTCTTTTGAAGTTACGGTGTGTGGTAAAGCTACTACATGAAATCTAAAGTTTTGCATAATTACTATTTTGGAATCTTTCTTCTATTATTAAATTTTCTTCAGGATTCAAATACTCAACTTCCCAATTTCTTTGTTGTACTAATAGGTGGCCAGAATGAATAAGAGGAAAAATAAGATCTTTACTAAATGTTTCACCAGAAGAACAAAAATTATCTCGGACAATTATTAATCTTTCGTCTATTATGTGGATCGGTGTGGACGGAACTACAACATATCTAACGTACTTAGCATAATATTCAAAATCGGTCTTGGTATCTCGCACTTTGAACCATCGGTTTGGTTCTAATTCAGATCTATAAATATGAATAGACATACTTATATTATACTACGATGCTTAAACTAAGTCAATATATCCTCTTTTTATTTTTTCTACTACCTGCATTCGGTCAACCCATCATAAAAATTAATACTGGTGGGGCACCTATAATAGACCAATATACTTGGACGAACGACAAGTATTATAGTGGTGGGACATTCTTTAAATCAACAAATATATTACCTCTTAATACATCCGCAATTTATCAAGATGTTCGATATGGTACATTATTTAATTATAGGATACCACTCCCTAATGGTAAGTATAACGTTATTTTAAAATTTATTGAAGTTGTAGAATCCGCTACAGACAGAAAATTCGACGTATCTATTAATGGAATAAAATATATGACCGATTATAACATTTTATCTGATGTTGGTTTTAATATTCCTATAGATAAATCCTTTATTGTAACCACAGAAAATATGAACGGATTAAATATAGAATTTAAATCTTCGGTTCGATCTGCTATTATTGCTGGAATAGAAATAGATCAAGTTCCAATAGATCTACTATGTAATGTAAGAATTAAATCCTTAATATATAATTTAACAACCGTACAAATGTCCTTCGATATTAGCGATTCGACGGTTAATGTAGCATCCGTACTAGTGTTTCGTAATGGATTATTGATGGCAAATACTATCGATTATTATTGGGAAACACCACTAAAAATAACATTTTATGCTATCCAACAATTAGAAATCGAAGATATCATAACCATAGTTTATTTGTATTGATCCATTATCCATTTACAAATAAAATAAGCATCAACTATATCGGTTGTTGGACTACCTAATTTCCGTTTTGGTTGAATTATTTCTTTTATATCTAATTCAGTATCCTGCAACCACGCTTCATACATTTTTTCCTTTGTTGCTGTTCCTTTTCCTGTTGCAAATTTTTTAATAGTTTGCGGAGGAACCAACCTAATAGGTATGTGTTTTACCCACAATTTATGTTTTAATAATCCTCCATTTTCACCTATGTTGAAAACAGCACGACCGGTAGATCCAAATGAGTAACCTTCTATTGCAACCATGCAATCATTAACACATTCTAATGCCCAATTAGAGATTTTATCATATCTTTCCTCATTACAATACCAAGATCCGTGTGTTAAAAAATTAAATTGACCATTTGATTCGAATGGTGCGATAATACGTTCGGATAAACTATAAAATTTGCATTTATCAAAACTGAATGTTTTACCAGAACATGTACATATGGCAGGACTTGTTATCGAATAATCTATAGCCGCGTAGTTCATAAAAATCCTCTGGGTCCCTATTCAATATTTGTTGGACCCAGAGGTATTTAGGCCTCGCTTTATTTCTCTTATTTTATAGGCATTTACACCAATTAATTATATGTTCTAATATTTGAGACCTACTACTATTTATAACATCAATGCAGTTCACAACTACTGGAGGTACAACTTAATTCCTTATTAAGTTTAGTCCTATCATCCTTTTCATATTTTACAATCTGAGACCAATCGACTTCCTTCGGCATTTCAGATAAGAGTTTATTATATTCCTCTTCATTTACTTCTTGATAAGGAGCTTGTTTATATGATCCACCATCATAAGGTAAAAAAGATAGACCTCCTATAATTTCAAAATTTTCATATACCCACGACGCAACTTTAAGCCATTCATTTTCTTTCACATAGATGGTATTACTAATGTTATGTTCTGCCCAACCCGTTTTAAATTTCTTCCATAAATCCAATTGCATAATACAATCAAAATCATCACGAAAAATAGCATTCGGTGGAGATTTTATAGGGAAAGAAAATATTAAAGTATTTTGGGGTTTTAATACACAATCTTCGTGTGGAAACCCTTGATCTATCATTAATTGGGATAATGGATCTTTTTTATCCATCCTAACCGTTCTCTTATAATAAAGAGAATAACGCGGATGAATGCCACTAGAAGAATTGGATAATTGTGAAACATTCCCCGATGGTTTTATGGTAGTTACAGCCGCGGCAGGAGAAATACCTAAAATTTCAGCCCACTCTTCATTAGCTTTTATAGCAACATCCTTTAAATCTAATAAAGTTTCTACTGGACAACCAACTAGAAAAGGATTATCCATAATACCGGTTAACGAAACCCCCAATAGTCTCTCCTCTTCACAATTTTTCTGCCATATTTTCCTAAGATATTTAAATTTGGTTAATGTGGATTGTAATGTTCCTAAAAAAGAAGCTATTTGGATCTTTTCGGATAAACTATTATAATCATCTTCTTCTCGGACAATAACTTCAGACAAATTACAGAATGAATTAGATCGAAGCAAAATTTCGGAACACGGATTTACACCAGCCACTTTACTCCAATCGCGTCTATCATTATTAAACTTCAATCCGGAAAAATTAATTATACCCCTTTCACCACTATTACTCCTATAAATTGACATCCATTCCTCAATAAATTTACCAACTTCAGGTTTTTTATAATAAACGGCAGAATTATTTGCATAAGCTCTTTGAGGATTTTGTTCCCACCAATTACCGGATTTAGCATAACGCATTATATTATCTTCTAAATCCGATAAAGATATTAGCGCGGCTCTACGAGTCCCACCAGACTCCGCGATTAATCCAATCTTACAAACAATATCATGACACTCTAATGAAGTTAATTTTCTTCCTACGGCTTTTTTGAATGTACTAACCACAAAATTAAACATATCAACTAATGGTTCTGGTCCGGAGGCTCTTCCACCAAAAGTCTTTAATATTGCTCCATATGGACGAACTTTTTCTACATTCCATTGTGGTATTTTACCGGCATATAATAAAGTAATTAATTCCCTTAATGCGGATGCCCATCCAATTTTTGAATCACCAACTCCAATAACAGTATCAGTAGGATATAATTCGGATTGTATCTCTGGTAATTTAGAAATATGTTTTTCTTCAACAGAAAACCCCACGCCTGTCCCACAACACGATAAATAAAGTATTTCATCAAAAGCATGAGGATGGTCTATAGCTAGGAACGAGCAATTGTACCCAGCAACCTGGTGCTTCCTTAAAGCTTCTCCAGCACTTTTTAATGCTCTCATGGAAGGTACAACTTTTAACTTTAATATAGCGTCCCTAGATTTATCTATCCAAATATTAAACTTTTTCTCATTACTATCCAACTCATAACCACTTAAAATGTGTTCTTTAAAAAATCCTATATACCTATCTACAGTCTCCTCCCAAGTTTCTCTACGTCCTAATTCTTCTCTCCAACGAGAGTATTTACTTAAATGTATAAAATTGGAATAATCCGTTGGCAAATAACCTTGTACATCTGTTGGTAAACCTACCATCTATTCTCCTGATATTTTTGTGATATATTCTGGTACAGATCGCTGTCTTAAATTACGTATAAACTCCTTCATTTCTTCATATTCTCGTTTTGACATCTCATAATCTTCCGCTTCTCCTATAATGCCAAACGTATCATTATCGGATAACATTTGTATATCCATACGAGATAAGGTCCTACTAAGAAGTACATAATCCTGAAATGCTTCTGAGCTTAATGGGAAATAAGCTTTCACAAAATCATACATTGCCTCAGCATAATCCCGAATTTCCACTTGCGCGTGGAGATCTAAACGAAGCTTTAAAAGATGGAATAAATTATGGAGATCCATTTTCCAATAACATTCGGTATAATTAGCTACAGGTAAAACCACCCTAGCCAACTCTTTAGTAAGGCCTTCTGTAAATTTAGAATTAGGATATCCTAAAAGGTCGGTGTACATGGTATATGAAGTCATACATGAGGTATCAATACGATTACGCATACTCTCTTTATACTTATCATGCCATTTTGCATCAGAACGACCTTGCTTATTCGTATCACTCTGAGGTTGTATATACTCCAATTCCGGTAAATAAAACTCATCAGACATTACCGAAAACCGGCCACTCATTTCATTTACCGAGGCCATCCTATGCCTAATTAATTGACGCATAACGAATATAGGAAGTTTAATATGGAATTTCAAAACCGCCATTTCGAAAACTGATGTATGGCGGTGTCTCATCATATAACGAATTAAATTCCTATCTTTTTCCTTCGAATATATTTTTTCATTATTTCCATATGATACCCGGGCTGATTCGCATATTGTTTTATCAGACCCCATATATTCAATAAGTCCTACAAATCCAGCATTATGTACTAGTGTATAAAGTGGATTATCTTTAACTTGCTCTTGTGTTGTCATTTCGTAAATCCTTATCTTCCTGTAGCTGAAGGATCATAATGTAATATCCTATATAAAATTCCTTTCGAATCTACAACATATCCATCTGGTACATTTTCGATATTAGTAGAATCTAAAGTGGATTTATCTCCATCCACATTTGTCTCTGTAATAGCTCGAATAGTATATATTGGTACATTCCAAGCCGGAAGATCATTTAATTCCGGAAGATGATCTTGAAAATGCGCTACGGCCATTAAATTCCAAATAGCCTGAACAATATGATCCTCTTCCTTTTTACCCAACATATATTTACTAATATGGCGTAATGTACTGTTTAAAAGGCGGCTAAATTTCATTCCTTTTTCCCAATTTCTTTCCCCATAAGCTTTGGCACCTCTTTCATATACCAAAGCCAATCTTGCAATTGGTCCAGGAGGAATTAAATCAAATCTGCCACGACCTTCTTGACTATCTCTTTGCGCACCAGTCGGCATTTGTTCCGTTTTTCCACTCACTTCTACAGTATAAGGATATGATCCTGTAGTATCTATAGGATCGCTTGCATAACTATCAAAAGGTATATTATTCACACTTTTCTCCAATTTTCTAATTTCAACTTCGCTTTCAAACCATCAAACGTGTTAGAATTTATAATACGCAATATTTCCTTAGGTGGAAACCCACAAATGACCATATCGTTTATATCCTTTAAAGCCAGATACGTGGGCCAAATACACACTTTAAATCCTAAACCAATAAACTTTTCCATCCTATGAATTATTTCGATATTTCTAGGTTCGTTATCATATATAATAGTCATCCTATCTTTCAATTGTATGATCTTAGGTAAATCGGATCCTCCGGCCGCTATACAATTGGATATGAAAAGCGAATCAAAAACTCCTTCAACCACATAGATATGCCTTTTTACATCTAACCTATCTAATCCGAATATTTTCGGAGCACCTCTATCAACCTTAATCGTAATGTACCGGAGTTCGTTATTTGATAATGTTCTTCCCTGAACAGCTATCAAATTACCTTTGGACCCAATAAATGGTATAACTAAACGCATATCCAACGCCTTCAATTGATATTCGTTATTAGGAACCAATAAATCTATAAACCCTTTAAAATCATTGGTATAATATAACGAGGAGTAAAATTTTTCTGGTATTTTTCGATAGACCACGTACTCATATGCAAAATGTTGAGGACTTAATTCGGAAATAGATTCTAAACCTTCTACAATATCAATTGGAGAATATACGTCAAAATTTCTGACAGGTTGTTTAATTTGCTCAGGTTTTTCATAATTGGAATGCTTATTTTCTCCACCTTTAAATCTCTCCGTAATATATTCTCTATGGAGAGAAACGTCTAATTCTTTTATAAAATTAGATAATGTAAGCCCTTTTCCACAATTATGACAAATAAAAAACATATCGACATTTTTCTTATAGAAAAATCCCCGGCATTTGTTTTTATTTTTCTTACTGTCACCACAGATAGGACAACGGAAATTATACAGATAGTCTCGTTTTTTCTGAAATTTTTCCAACCGAGAAGAAATAAGACCGATGTATTTAGAATCTATGTGTAAACTCATAATAAATGTACTACCATTATAACACAAACGAATATTAAATGCAACTATCCAGTACGAGATTTTTTATTCCAAATACCGGGTCATTAATGTTTATTTCACTACCTTCGATATAAAATCTAAAATTACTGCCACCAGTCCACTTATAGCACCAATTGCAGCAAGAACGAATGTGATATTAAGCGATGCCTGTGATGCTTTACCTTTTAATTCAGCCCTGCTTTCACGTAATATACGCAAATCCGAATCAACAACTTTTTGATATGCACTGTGTTCCGCTTTAGTAAAAAACCCAGATGCTTGATCCTGCAATGCAGCACCGAATTCGTTCATTCCTTCTAGACGTTTTTCTATGCTTAATACAGTGGCAACTGTAGATTTTTCTAATGCCAATGCAGCGGCAGCGGTAGATCTTTCTAATGCCAATGCAGCGGCAGAGGTAGATTTTTCTAATGCCAATTCAGTGGCAAATATTCGGTCTTTAACTCCATTTAGTTTGGAATCAAATAGCTTTTCTAATGCGTCGAGATCTTTTTGTTCTATTATATTGGTTTCTGACATAACGATCCTTTTACAGCCACTATATCATAAACAAATATTAGATGTAACTAGGATGTTCGCATTTTCTTAAATACGAAAGGATTAAACATTTGTAATATCTGTATTATACCCATTATTGCACCAAAACCCATGCCCATACCTCGTATAACAGATAATTCATTGGTTACTTTTTCCAATTTTTCTAACACCTTTTCATGAACAACCTTATTTTCAAGCAAAGCACTTTGTATATAAGATACATCCAATTGTGTTTTAAATATGTCCGATTGTGTGGAGCGACTAGGAATATCTTGAGCAACCGTTATTCCTAACATTGATCCAAAAAAGATTAAGTTGAGTGATAATAATATAATTCTAAAAAAATTCATACCTGGAATATGCATTAGTTTTTACCTGGTAACTTTCTTCGTTGTATTTTATCGATCACCAATATTTTCTTTTTTCTCTTTTTATTAACACCAGGTTCACCTTGTAAACCTATACCTACTCCAGCTATATTACCTCCACCTACAGCATTAGCCGGCGCTTCTTCTTTTAAAGGCATAAATGTTTTTACAGCACTATGGAAATGTAATGTACCCCGCCCGGCGGCAACTCTACTACCACTTTTACTATTTAAGAAATAGTCATCATTATTACCAAAAAATTCCGCCTGCCACCCAGATGGATGCACTACAGTATGTTTTTCTGTTTCGTGAGGTTTAAACCCAAGAAAATGTGCAACCGCTTTCATATTTTTATGTGGATCATTTTTAAATATTTTTGGTCGTTTTTTATCTACCAATTCTTTTAATTTAGTTCTAGCAACGTTTCCTTCCTCAGGTGTACCTGGCCTGGAAGCTAAATTGGCGAGTTTTTCTTCTCTGGATCTATCATCAACTTCAATTATCATATTTTCCCCAATTCATCTAAGATACACACATCTATAGTTATACTCGCTTCGGATATATCTTTTCCATCAATGCCTCTAACTATATCTGGTAAATAATTTAAAAACACCAAAAACGTTTTTAATATAAACCACAACTCAGGTTCTATTTTTAAAAATAATATCCTAGTAGCCGCTTCAACCCCAAATACATTATATAAAACAATTAGGTGATTTAATACCAACCTAATTTTTAAAATATCAACATCCTTATTCGTATTGTATCGCTTAAATAACCTCTTTAAATACTTAATATGGTTTAAATCTTGTAAAAATTCATCAACACAAACGCATTGCGGATTATCATAATATTTTAAGGCATACATCAAATAATTGGAATTATTTAAATCATCAAATGACATTATTTTTTATGGATTCTTCTTAACAACTTATGTAAATTATGCGACCCATTAGCTTTCATTAATTGCTTACCAGACGGATCTAAAGCTGTAAATGATAAACCTCTTTGCGCGTGCTGGTGAATATGAATTTTATGTCCCTGTGAATGTGTGTAAACTTGTGTTCCATCTGGTAAAGTATGTTTTAGCGCATACCCATGTCCGGATAATGTCCTATGATGACCTATAGTTTTCTTACTATTCCAAGTTTCATCTAAAATACGCGATCCGGAGATATCGCTTTTATCTTCTCCGGATCGCTCATTAAAATTTACTTCGGGTACCACAGACCCGAGAATCTGAACATTTAAAGTGTACCATCCCTTTGTAAGAACCCAATGCACATCTAAATTAAAACTCGTAGGATGCCCAAACTGTTTTAAGGGTTTCAGATCATTACCATACGCTCCAGTAAATACAGGAGCGTCAAAATCGACACTAGCGGTAGCAAGCTTTTGTTTAATAATCCCCATTACAGTATGGGGATTCATATAAGGTCTTGTTACAACGGATGATAACCAAGCGTTTACTCTTTCCAACATTTCATTATCTTTAGTTAACTGGAAAGGAGCTTTAATATCATCGTCGGCGGCGGGGATCCCATCCAAGGGTCCAACTTTTGCAATGATGGACCCTTGTGCTGGGTAATCCGAATCTTCAACAAATTGTTTGAATGCTTTATCAATCATACATAACCTCTTAGTTTACTGCCCATCCACTAACATCTGTTGGAGTAAACGATAACGGACTAAAGTTTACTGTTCCGGAATCTTTAATAGTATCAGCACCTGTAGGTAATATAACAGGAGTATCAATATGGAACTGTCCGGCGGTAGCAACATCACCAACAACAACAGTATATAAGAACTTCATACTGGTAGATGTTGACACTCCGGCATTATATGTGGCAGTTTTTATACTACTATTAAAATTCAACTCTAATGTTGGATTTCCGACAACTACAACAGGTTTGGTTGTGGCTACACTGATGGTTAATACATCATCAGTTACCGGTTGCGTAGCATGAGCACTTGAGGCAATTGTTACAGCACCAAATGCACCAACATCATTTACGGCCCATGCTGTAGTAGTAGGCGGAGTAAATGTTAACGGACTAAAGTTTACTGTTCCGGAATCTTTAATAGTACCTCCGGCAAGATCAACAGGACTACCAACAACGAATTGGGTAGCTGTTGCTACATCACCAGCAACAACAGTATATAAGAACTTCATACTGGTAGATGTTGACAATCCGGCATTATATGTGGCAGTTCTTCCGGTTACGTTGAAGGTTAACGGTAATGTTGGATTTCCGGTAACAACAACAGGTTTGGTTGTGGCTACACTGATGGTTAATACATCATCAGTTACCGGTTGCGTAGCATGAGCACTTGAGGCAATTGTTACAGCACCAAATGCACCAACATCATTTACGGCCCATGCTGTAG